CCGCTCCGTGCGCCCCGGTCGGCCTAACCAATTTGCTGGCCGCCGACCACGATCCGACGGTTTGGCAAAAACACTCTGTTCTGGTAGCCTATGACCCGTGCGTGGAGACGCCGGAGAAAACGCCAAGGAAGGCCAAAGTTGTCCCGTATGCGGCGGTTCTGTGCCGCCCTCCCTTGGCCCTAAGCCCAGGACGTATTGCTCTGCGGCCTGCTGCCGAGCTTCGTCGCGGTCGCCGAAGCCCGCGGTCGTGCCGTGCTCTGTCTGCGGCAAAGACGTACCGCAGGACGCAAGTAGTGTCGGCAGACGCCGGGAAGTCTGCTCCGATCAGTGCCGCAAGCTGCGAAAGACAAAGAAGCCGACGCATCACGGGACATGCCTGAGATGCGGTGAGGGCTTCGTTCGGTTTAAGAACTCAAAATACTGTAGCGACGAGTGCCGATACCCCAACCGCCCATGCGTTAAGCCTTGCCAGCAGTGCGGAAAAAGCTTCAAGCAGAGGCACTCTGGGAGCAAGTTTTGCAGCCAGAGCTGTGTCGCGCTGGCGAGGGCACCCGAGACGATCAAAAGAAACAAGAGCCGTGCTGCGCAGCGGCAGTGCCTCTGTTGCCAGAAGCCGTTCCGAAAACGAGGAACCGGGCGAAATGCCGGAAAATACTGCTCCAGGGAATGCGCATTTGAGGCGAGGCGGCTTCGCCTCCCATGCGCGAGACTGACAAGGCGGCCGGGGGCAACGCTTGACGAGCAGATCGCTGTGTGGTTCGGAACCTGGGGCAATGACGCAGGCGACCCGCTGAATGTCGGCGGCAACGCTGGCGGCCACAAGTTTCGATGCGTTAAGTACGGGTGCCACTACGAGTCGTTCTCGAAAACGTCGATCCTTCGCCGGGACAACTGGACGTGCCAGATATGCCAGTGCGAGCTGCTTCCGCGGTGGACAAAGATCGATGGCAGCGAGACTCCGCATCCCCGCAGCCCCACGATCGATCACATCGTGCCGCTGTCTTACGGTCCCGACGGCCCAGGCCACAGACCGAGTAACGTCCAGGCCGCCTGCTGGGCGTGCAACATAAAGAAATCCGACTCCTTTGCGGGGCCATTGCCTACTGTGCAATACTCGTAGGCATGGCAAGAGGCCCAGCACCAACGCCGAAGCATCTCCTCAAGCTGAGAGGCTCTGAGGAAGCCAACTACCGCGAGGAGCTTGGCACCCCCCTGCACTCTCTGCCGTCCGCCCCCGGCTGGATGCGGCCGGCAGCCAGGGAGATGTTCAACCTTGTCTGCGGCTACACCCAGAGAATGGGCACCCTGGCCGAGAGCGATGTCGAGGTGATCTCGCGGTATTCGATCATCTGGGATCGCTGGCGAGAGGCGGAAATGCAGCTCGCCAAGATGGATTCCGGCTGGGTGGAAGTGACAGCTCCCGACGGCTCCCTCCGGTTCAGCCGGCCGAACAAGTGGCAGTCCCAGAGTAACCACTGCCATGAGCAGTTGCGGCAGCTTGAGACCGTTCTCGGCCTAACGCCTGCCGACCGCACCCGCATGGGCTATCACGCCGAGAAGGTCGTGCTAGACCCGATGGACGCTCTTCTAGCCAAGCGTGGTTGACATACGTCAATTCATCGGCTTACTGAAGCACAGTCGCGGCGACTTTGCAGGGAAGCCTTTCGTCCTCGAGCGATGGCAGGACGAGTACCTCGACAAGCTCTTCAACACGAAGAAGCCCGACGGTCTGCGGCAGTATCGGACGAGTTTGCTCGCGTTGCCCCGCAAGAATGGGAAATCGGCCCTATCGGCTGCCATCGGCCTCTACATGCTCTGCTGCGACGACGAGGGGGCCGAAGTAATCGTCGCGGCCGGCGACCGCTCTCAGGCGGCGCTGCTCCATACCGCAGCGAAGCAGTTCGTCGAAAGCTGCCCGTCGCTGACGAAGCGGTGCAAGATATATCGCAACAGCATCGTCTTCCCCGAGAAGAACTCGACGATGATCTGCATATCGAGCGAGGCCGGGACCAAGCACGGTTATAACCCGAGTTGCGTATTGGTCGATGAATATCACGTCTTTCCCGACCGCGAGTTGGTCGACGTACTCGAGACGGGCACTGGTGCCAGGAGCCAACCGCTGACCATCTACATCACGACGGCCGGCACCGACATGGACGGCCCGTGTTACAAGGACTGGCAGCGGGCGATCAAGATTCGCGACGGCGTCCTGAAGGACGACACCTTCCTACCCTGCATCTACGCCGCCGATCCCGAGGACGACCCGTTCATCGAGGAGACGTGGAAGAAGGCGAATCCGAACTACGGAATCACGCTAAAACCCGACTATTTCAAGCAATTTGCCGAGAAGGCGAAGCAGTCCCCGACCGACGAAGTCGTTTTCAGAACCCTACATTTGAACCAGTTCCAGAAGTCGGAAACCAAGTGGATCAGGCACGGTGCCTGGGACGCCAACAACGAGCCTCTCAGGCCGACGGCAGGGCGGCCATGCTGGTGTGGCGTCGACCTCGCCAGCACATTCGACACGACGGCGTTCGTGGCGGTCTGGCCGGACGCCGACGGGACGTATGACATCCACGCGATGTTCTTCATCCCAGAGGAGAACGCGATCAAGCGGGGTCGCGAGGACAGAGTGCCGTATCAAGCCTGGGCGGACGCTGGATTTGTTAAGCTTACTGATGGAGACATTACAGACTACGACGTAGTCCGCGACTACATTCTCTCGTTTTGCGAGAAGAATGCGGTTCGGAGTATTGCGATCGACCGCTGGAATGCAGTGCATCTGACGACCCAGTTGACGGCCGAGGGCATCGACGTAAAGCCTTTTGGACAAGGTTTTGCCAGCATGTCAGCGCCGTCGAAGCTGCTTGAGACACTCTGCGTTGGAAAACGCCTGCGTCACGGCGGCAACCCCGTCCTGGCGTGGCAGATGTCGAACGTGCAGGTGAAGGTAGACGACGCCGGGAACATCAAGCCGACCAAGAAAAACAGTCACTCCACGGCCCGCATCGACGGGGCAGTTTCTCTGATCATGGCCTTGGGCATTGCCTCGAGCGAGACCCACGGCAATACCGACGAACCAACCCTCATGGTGCTGTAGCGTGGACAGAGTCGACGAAGAAGTCTCCGATCTGATCGAGCTTCGCGGTAACCTCTCCCGCATTTTCGAGGAGATTTCGAGCACCCGTCGCACTGCGTCGGGCATCTCCGTCTCGCCTGAAACTGCTCTGGAATGCACGGCCGTTCTCGCCTGCGTCCGCGTGCTATCCGAGTCGATCGCCAGCCTGCCGTTCAACGTATACCGGCGACTTCCCGGTGGCGGCAAGGAGATTGCCGAGGAGCAGCACCTGCACGAGGTGATCGCCTATCAGCCGAACTCGTGGATGACCGGCTTTGAGTTCAGGGAACTCATGCAAAGCTGGCTTTTGCTCTGGGGCAACGCCTACGCCTACATCAAGGGCGGCAAGAACGGCGCGGTCACCGAGCTGATTCCGCTCCATCCATCGCGGATGGAGGTCAAGCGGCTCACCAACGGCAAGCTGAGATACTACTACCGAGAGTCCACCAGCCTGATCCAGCCGACGCCTGACCCGACGGAATATCGGCAGGACGAGATTTTTCATCTTCGCTGGCTCTCATCCGACGGGGTGACAGGCTACTTGCCAACGACCCTGTCGCGAGACGCGATCGGCCTGGCGCGAGCGACGGAACTGCACTCCGGCAGCTTCTTCGGGCACGGCGCGCAGGTCGGAACCTACATCGAAACCGACCAGCCTCACAAACCCGAGGTGCTCGCCCGGTTCAAAGACCAGTGGATTGACGCCCATCAAGGGCCGGACAAGGCATACAAAACCGTCATCATGCCGTTCGGCTTTCACCGCAAGCAGGTCGAAGTCAGGAACGACACGTCTCAGCTCGTCGAGACCAGACGCTTTCAGTTGGCTGAAGTGGCACGCTGCTATCGTGTGCCTCAGTATTTGATCGGCGACTTGTCGGATGTTCGGCACAGTACCGTCGAGCAGCAGGCGATCGACTTCGTCACGTTCTCGCTGCTTCCCTGGTGCCGGCGGTGGGAGATGGCGTGTCGGCGAGACCTCGTGGTCGACGACAAGCAGTATTTCTGTCAGTTCGACTTGAACTCGCTGATGGCCGGCGACTACGCCGCGCGGTCGCAGTTCATTCGTGAGATGGCGAACCTCGGCGCTCTCGACATCGACGAGATTCGCGCGCAGATCGGCTACAACCCGCTCCCCGACGGCGTCGGAAAGAAGCGGTTCATTCAGGTGAACATGCAACTGCTGGAGGCGTTCACGCTTGAGAACCCAACCGGCCAGAAGCCGCAGACTCCCGCTCCCCAGGGCAGCGTTGACGGGCCGCCGGAACCGACGGTTGGCGATGCCCCCGACAGAGAAGACGCCCCCGACGCCCGCCAGATCGCAGGAGCCGAAGTTGTCTTCAAGACTTCTCTCCGGCGACTCGCCGCCATCGAGGCTGACGGCGTCCTTGAGCGACGCAATAAGCCCGAGAAGCTTGCTGCGTGGCTTGATCAGATGACCGGCCGGATGCGTGAAGAGCTTCGCGAGTCCGCACAGGCTACCGGAAGAGACATCGACAAGTTCGTGGGCTCGTGGATGAGTCGCTCGCGAGAACTCCTGCTCGAGTGCCATCGCAGCGGCCAGAAGTACGAATCAGTAACCGAGGACTGGTGCGACAAGCACCTGACGAGCGATGCCACAAGCACCTGAAGGCGTGATCGACGCCCTGCAAGCCTCCGTTCGGCTGCACATGACCGCGATTGAACACTATCAGTCGCTGGCCGAGCACTTCGACCGCTGGGGCTACGGCAAACTTGCCGACACGAGTCGCGGCGAGGCCGAAGAGGAACGCCGGCATCTGCATGAGGTTCAGGCGCGGCTCGAATACTACGACGTTCAGCCGACCTACGACCACGACCAGCCCGATTGGCCCAGGCACGACTACGAGGGCATCCTCGCAGCCAACCTCTCGCTTGAAACCGCCGCCGCGGAGGTCGAGCGAGCCAACGTGGCGGCCTGCCGCGCCGTCGGCGACGAGATTTCTGCCGTCATCTTCACTCAGTTGCTCGAAGGCAGCGAAGAAGCGGTGGCGGCGATCGAGGCAAAACAGCGTGTTATCGAACAGATCGGTCTGGACAACTACCTCGCGAATCAGGTGACGGCATGAGCAACGAGATTGAGCGGCGCACGACGGTTTCGGACGCGACGATCGAGTACCGAGACATGGGTAACGGCGAAAAAAAGCCCGTGATTTCGGGCTACGCCGCCGTTTTTAACGCCGAAAGCCGCAACCTGGGTGGCTTCATCGAGACGATTCACCCGAATGCGTTCGACGAAGTGCTCGCCGAGAACCCCGATGTCATCGGCGTGTTCAATCACGACCGCAACCTGCTGCTCGGACGTACCGGAAATGGTACTATGCGACTCAAGAAAGACCCGTATGGGCTTCGCTACGAGATCACGCCGAACGAAAACACCTCCATCGGCCGCGACGTGGTCGAATGGGTGAAGGATCGGACGGTTGTCGGGTCCAGTTTCGCCTTCGCGATCAAGCGAGAAGGCGGTGATTCGTGGTCGACGGACAGTCAGCGTGGTCTTCGCAGGCGTGAGGTGCGTGCGATCGGGCTGCTCGAGGACGTTGGGCCCGTGGTTCGGCCCGCATACGACTCTTCCAGCGTGGTTGTGAGCCGTCGAGCCATCGAAATGGCCCTGGGTGAGTCATTCCGGCCCATCCAGACGATGGCGAATGCGTCGAAGCGCGGCCTGAAGCTGGCCCAGAGGCACGAAAGCATCGATTCTCGCCTTCTTTGCATCGCCGAACGAGTCGCGAACCGCGAAATCGTCAGTGTCGAGGAGGTTTCGTACCTCTCCGGCGTCTACGAGCGGTGTTTGGCGGCGAAAGTGACGGGCTGGTCAGGCTCGCCAGCCTGGATCGAGTGGCAACTGGCCGGCGGCGACGCTGGCGAGAAGTGGGTGGATCGGCGTGCTGCTTCCGCGCCCGCGGAGGCAGCCCCGTCGGTGGACTCTTCTGCTGAAACCACCCCCGAGGCTGCCTCAGATGAGACCCGCGCCGCCTCCGACGTAAATCTGAAGCCCACCGCGGGCATGGCAGCCGCCGCGAAGCGCGGTCTGGCCCTGCACGAGGAGGGCCGATCGGGCGACGGGCTGAAGCCTGAGACGGTGGCCCGTGCCGGCAAGATCGCCGCACGCGAAGAACTGACGCCCGAGCACGTTCGCGAGATGCGAGCGTGGTTCCGACGCCACAAGGTCGACAAGAGACCCGGCTGGTCGAATAAGGGCGAGGAAACGCCAGGGTACACCGCCTGGATGCTGTGGGGCGGCGATCCAGCGTGGCGGTGGAGTGAGGCCAAGGTCTCGCAGATCGAGCGGGCGAGCGGCAAACGTGACATCGGCGAAGACGGCGTCGAAGGTGAGTATGCGGACACGCTGTCGGCGGTGAACCTCGCGCTTGCGGAGTGCTACGAGGGCATCGCCGAGGAGTACGGTCCCTGGAGCCCGGATGACGCTCACTACATGACCGAGAACCCGTTCGCAAATGACGGATTGAAGTGCAGCAACTGCGTCTTCTTCGAGTCCGAGGAAGGCAGATGCTACATCGTGAGTGGAGAAATTGCGGCCGACGCCGTGTGCAAGCTGTGGATCATCCCCGAGGAACGTATGAGCGCAGAAGAGAAGAAGCCGGAGCCGGTTGATGACAAGCCCGCCGAGGACATGCGTGCGGAGCAGGAGAACATCGACATCGCCGTCAAGCTCGCGAACCTGAAGGCGACAATTCTTCGGACTCAGTTGCACGGCGCAAGTCAAGGTCGCTAGGCTACATAGAGAGACATTGCCTCACGACGGATGTCGTGAGGGGCAGTGCGAGCGACTTGAGGATTCAAGCACGCGGCGCGCTAGCGGGATCACCCGCCGGCCGCCGCGATTGTGCGTTTGGCCGGCTCAAACCAAGGAGCAGGCCAAAATGGCGTCGAATCTCAAGCGTCTTCAGGAACGTGCAGCGGCTGTCGCCGCTCGGATGACCGAACTGTCCGGTATCGAGGATCGCTCGGCCGAGCAGACCAAGGAACTCATCTCGCTCGGCACTCAGGCCGACGACCTGAAGACCTCCCTGGACTTCGAGGAGCGGATCGCCGCGAAGGAAGCCGAACTGCGGGCCGTGGTCGAGAAGGCCGCCCCTGCCCCGGCTCCGGCTGCTGAAGTCGCCGCGAAGGTCGAGGAGAAGAAGGTCGAGATTCGTTCGATCCAGCCTCACCACACCAGCCTGCGTGCATTCAACGACGGCCCCGAGGCTGTCGAGAGTGCCTACCGCTGCGGCAGGTGGCTCCGGGCTCACATCTTCAAGAACGCCGAAGACCTCCGGTGGTGCAAGGATCACGGCGTCGAGAACCGCGCGATGGGCGAGAACAGCAACGCTTCTGGCGGTGCTCTCGTCCCAGAGGAGTTCGCTTCTCGCGTGATCAGGTTGGTGGAAAATTTCGGCACCTTCGCAGCGAGCAATGTCGAGAAGGTGACGATGACCCGCGACACGATGATCATCCCGAAGCGTGTCACGGGCACCACGGCCTACTTCGTCGGCGAAGGCACCGCGGTGAGCGAGAGCGAGCCGACCTACTCGAACGTGCAGCTCATTGCCAAGAAATTGGCCGTGGGAACCCGCATGTCGAGCGAGGTGGTGGAAGACGCTCTTGTGTCGATCGCTGATGCCGTGGCTACGGAGTTCGCGACGAGCTTGGCCTACAAGACCGACTTGGTCGGCTGGCTCGGCGCGGGCGACTCTGCTTCGGGCGGAATCTACGGCGTGGTGCCGAAGGTCAATGACGGCACGCACAACGCGGGCGTCGTGACTGCCGGTGCTGGTGCCACGGGCTTCGAGACCCTGACCGTGACCGACTTCATCAAGGTCATCGGCAAGATGCCTCTCTACGCCCGCCAGGGTGCAGCGTGGTACATCTCGCCGGCCGGCTTTGCTGCCTCGATGGCCCGCCTCCGCTACGCGGCCGGTGGCAACACCGTCGAGCAGGTCGGCGGTGGCGTGACCGAGCAGTTCATGGGATTTCCTGTGAACTACGTTCACGTCCTCGACGGCACGCTCGGTGCCGATCCGGGCAAGGTCAAGGTTCTCTTCGCGAACCTGGGTCTGTCCAGCATCTACGCTCGTCGCCGCGACTTCGCAGTGCGGATGTACGACCAAGTCTACGCCACGACCGATCAGCTCTTGCTCCAAGGCACGATGCGGTTCGACGTGGTTCATCACTCGCTCGGCGACAACACGACCGCCGGCCCCGTGGTTGCTCTCAAGTCCGCGGCGTCGTGAGCCTGACAACACCCCTCTAGAAGGAGAACCCTAGAACCATGATCCATTCTCAGAACGACAAGGTTGTCGGCTCCGTCCCAGCGGCCGTCGGCACCAGCGCAGTGACCCTGACGATCGACACCCGCGGCTACGATCACGCGAGCGTGACCGTGATGCGGGCGAGCAACGCCTCGACGGTTTTCGCCAGCGTGCTGAAGGTCGAAGAGTCGGACGACAACGTGTCCTACTCGAACGTGCCCGGTCTCGTCGGCGGCACCGACTTCACGATTCCGACCGTGTCAGACACGGCCGTGGCATCGATCGTGAAGCTCGATGTCGACACCAAGGCGAAGAAGCGTTACCTCAAGGTCACGGCGACCCCCGCGGTCAGCGTGAACACTGTGGTGACGGCTCGTCTGTCGCGTGGCGAAGAGGCTCCGGTGACGGCGGCTGATGCTGGCGTGCTCGGCTGGGTTAAGGGCTGATTCCCGACTTGCGGGACGGCCATGACGGCCGACAAAGGCGCATGGATGCGCGCCCGCTCCACATAAGGAGCGATCCATGCTGATGCGAGTAGGCAACGTCGAAGCGGAAATCAAAGTCGCGGCGGTCATGTCGACCCCGCGACTGGGATTCACCGACAACTTTTTCTGCGTCTCGTCGGCACTGGCCCCGCATGGCATCAGTCCCATCAAGGTGACGGGTGCTTTCTGGGGCCAGTGCCTTCAGCGAGCGATGGAACAGGTCATCGACTCACACGACGTGATCCTGACCGTCGACTACGACACGGTCTTCAACGCGAAGACGGTCGAGGCGTTGCTGACGCTGCTGATGCACTCTGGTTTCGACGCAATCGCGCCGCTCCAGACGAAGCGGGAGGCGAACGCCGTGATGTTCGCCCTGGCAGGAAGCGACGCTGACGAGAGGACGACGGTCGACGGCGAATTCTTTGGCAAGGTGGTGCAGCCGGTCGAGACGGCACACTTCGGGCTGACGTTCCTGCGAACCGCCGCCCTGAAGAAGATGAAGAAGCCCTGGTTCATCGCTCGTGCGAATGACCAGGGCGAGTGGAACGGCGGGCATACCGACGAAGACATCGCCTTTTGGAAGTCCTGGGCGGCCTGTGGAAACACGCTGGGGCTGGCTACGCACGTCAGCGTCGGGCACGCCGAGTTGATGGTGACGTGGCCCTCAAGGAGCGCCGATGGCGGCAAGGTGCAGCAGCACACGACCGAGTATTGGACGAACGGCCAGAAGGCACCGGAAAACGCCTGGGGGCAGGTCAATTGAAGATTCGCATCCTCCAGAACTTCGACTGCTACGAGAAAGGCCAAGTCTTCGAGGACTGGGCCGCTGGCATGTGCGACATCCTCATCCGCCGCGGGCTGATCGAGGAGGCCGAGACTGCCGAGTTGGTTCCCGAGACCATTGAGCGGGCTGAAGTGGCCGTGAAGCACACACCGAAGAAGAGGCGGTAAATGGACACGATTGTCTTCGGTACGCCGCAGAGGCCGACAGCGACGATTACGCCGTATCGCAGTCTGCGGCGCGTCACAAACCCGGCCGTGGAGCCGGTCAGCCTGTCGACGGCGAAGCAGCACTGCCGCGTGGACACTGAGGTCGACGATCTCTACATCCAAGGCTTGATCGCGGTGGCGCGGCAGTACGTCGAGGACGTGCTGGACATCACGATCTGCACGACGGTGTGGGAGGCGAAGTACGACCTTTTCCCCGTGTGGGCGATTGTTCTGCCCAGACTCCCGATGCGAGATGCGGCGGTCACAGTCACCTATCGGAACGGCGACGGAACTTTCGGCACGATCTCGAGCGCAAACGGCGACTTTCAGGTTGATGCGAGCGTGATGCCTGGGCGGGTTTACCCGCAATGGGCTCGCTCGTGGCCGTCGACTCGAGGTGACGAGAACTCGGTGGTCGTTCGGTATTCGGCGGGCTACGGCGACGACGGGCAGAGTGCGCCTCCCATCGTGAAGCACCTCATCTGCCTGCTTGTTGCCCACTGGTACGACACTCGCCAGCCGGCGGTCACCGGGGCACCCGTCTCGGTGCCACAGACGTTTGAAACGCTCCTGGCCGCGGCCAGCATGGGGGTATATCGATGACTGTACGAGCTAGGATCGACGTTGACGCCGTCTACCACGACGCAGGCGACTCATCGCTGACGGTCGGCGTGATCTCGGAACACATCGCCCCGTCGCTGACGACGGCCCAGACGATCAATGGGAGCGTCGGCACAGCCGCTGTGCAGATCGTCGGGGCGACGCCTTTGTCGACGCTGGTGGTCAAGAATACGGGCTCAAGCGTACTGCGGCTGGCAGGTGCCATTAACGTGGCTGCGGGCCGCGTGGCGGTTCTGCCGGTGACGACGACGATCACAGTGTCGGCTCCCTCTGGGTCGGGTTCCTATACCGCTCTCTGGATGGGCTGAAATGATCAACTCCGGCAGCATGCGTGAGCAGGTGACGATCCAGAAGCCGGTCGAGCAGCAGAGTTCGTTCGGCGAGACGACGCTGACCTGGGTGGACGAGTCCACGGTCTACGCCAGCATCATGGGCGTCAGGGCCAGCGACTACTTCGCCGCCCAGCAGGCAGGCGCTCTGGTCACTCACCGCATTCGCATTCGGTTCTTCCCCAGCCTCACTCACCAGCATCGCCTGCTCTGGCGAGGCCGCGTGATGGAGATTTCCAGTGTCCTTGAGCGGGAGAACCGCTCGATCCACGAGATACTAGCGAGGGAGGCCGCGACATGATTACGCAGGGTCAAGGATCGCCGAGGACGTTTGGCGGCAGCACGGCGAAGTCGCTAGCCGAGGGGTTCGTAACGGTCAAAACAGCCGGCATTCGCGAGCTGGCCGAGGAATTGCAGTCGCTCGCCGCGAAGATGGGCGAGCCCAGAGCGCTCGAGGTCGCCGTCAGGAAGGCGGCAGAGCACATCAGGAAGGGCTACCAGTCCAAAGTCCGCAACGTCACAGGCAACTTAAAGAAGTCCGTCAGGATCAAGACCAAGTCTTACGAAGCCGCGACGGTAGCCATTGTCGGCCCGTGGCAGTCAGGCACGTCCGGCAGTCGCGAGGGCGCAGAATCTGGGAATGCAGCGTGGTTGGTGGAGTTCGGCAGCGACCGCAGAAAACCGGGGACAAAAGGGCGTCGCACCTACGTCAACGTGCATCAGATGATCAACGGGAAGATGCGTAGGCACTCGTCTGCGAATGACCAGCAGTTCGCAAATATGTCGAAGGGGCACTACTTCCTCATGGGCAGCATAAACGAGGTCACGCGGCAAGCCGGCATGGGGAAAGGATATCCGCACGACTTTGGGCATACGAACGGAAAGATGCACCCAGTCACGCTACACCCAGGCGAGACGTATGGGGCCATGCCTGCGTCTCACGCCATGCAGAAAACCATCGACGAGCAGCAAGAGGCCGTGTTTAACACGCTCAAGACGGCAATCGAAAACACGCTATTAAGGCTGACTCAGTGATCATCTCCCCAGAAAAACACGTCTTCCAGAGGCTCGTGACCACGCCGAAGGTGGCGAGGTTGGTCGGCTTTCAGGTGTATCCGATCGCCGTGCCGAAAAACGCCGTCCTGCCGTTCTGCATCTACAAGCGCAACAACATATCGAGGGAGTCGTCGCTGTCTGGTCCGCTGTTCTTACCTGTGGTGAACCTTCAGATCGCCTCGTGGGGGCTCTCTTACGACACGGCGAGAGAGCTAGCGGATGAGGTACGGATCACTCTGGATGGTCACACTGGGATTCTGGCGGGCGTTACAATACATGATATGAGGCTCGTCTCTGAAACAGACGACTACCTCGACCCGGCCGCCGTGGGCGCACAGCTCCCCCCGGCCTACGAAGTGCGGCAGCTTTATCAAATTCGTTGGAGCGAATCACAGGAGTAGCTCATGGCATATGCAGTTTCGCAGGGTATCACGCTCACGCTCGGCGGAGCGGCCGTGCCGAGTGTGACGCAGGTCACTGTCAGCGAGAACGCGCCGAACGTCGACACGTCCCACCTCGGTCTGGCGAACGGTGCGTACCGGACGTTCATTGCGGGCCTCAAGGACGCGGCCGAGGTGACAATGAACCACATCGGCGACCCCATCAGCGTCGGCGACAAGGTGGGCGGCCTGACGGCCGGAAGCATCTCGTTCGCCGGTGCCACTGTGATGTCCAGCGAAGTTGCGTACCGAGTCGGCGAACTCGTTGCGTACACAACCACGATTCGGGCCTCAAACTAGCATTGGCTACCCAGTAACACAAGGAGCACAACAGTGCCAGCCGCACTTTCCAACACGACGATTTCCTTTGGAAGCACCAACTACACGGCCACTTCGGTCACCGTCCGCGACATGCGGGACCAGATCGACGTGACCGCGCTGGACGACACGCAGCGGCAGTATCAGGTGTCCCCGCTCTTCAATGCCGCAGAGGCCCAGGTCGAGTTCGTCGGCTACGGCCCTCGGGCTGGAGTGTCGGGCGCACTGACGGCCCCCGGCGTAAGCGGCATCAGCGGCACCGTGGTGTCCAGCAGCGTGACGTTCAATCTCAACGAACCGATTCGGTCGCAGGCGACCATTCAGTTCTCGAGGTGAGCTTCATGAGAGGTGCGTCGTCGCAGAGGTGACTCATGCCAGGCGCAACCGCTCACGGCGCTACATTCTCGTTCGGGGCGTTCTCGGGCGTCGTTACGGGACTTTCGTTCGACTCGCCTGCCGCCGAGATTGTCGACATGACATCGCTCTCGCATGGATCGCGAATGATCATTGCCGCGCCGACCGGAGCCTGGACGGGCGGCGTGATCACCGTGGAATACATGGGAGGTGATGCTCAGGGGCTGGTAGGCGCGGTCGCGCCGCTTGCTTTCTCGTCGCCGGGCCTGTCGGTGTCTCGAAGAGCTGTCTGCGAGTCGGCGTCGTCTTCGGCGCAAATCGGAGACGCGGTTCGCGGCACGCTTCGATTCCGTATTACTGACTACATGGGCAGCTAGACGGCAGGATGCCGCATCAACCAAAAAAGACTTGGAGCATTACTCATGCCTCTTGATAAGAAAAGCATCCTGGCCGCTGACGACGTTCGCAAAGAGAAGGTACACGTCCCAGAGTGGAAGGGCGACGTGTTCCTGCGGGTGCTGACGGGCACCGACCGCGACAGGTTCGAGGAGAGCTACGCCGACCAGAAGATGAAGGCGTTCCGCATCCGCTTCCTCCTGCTGGCCCTGTGCGACGAGGACGGCGAGCGGTTGTTCTCCGACGAAGAGGCCGACATTCTCGGCAGGAAGTCGTCGGTGGTCATTAATCGCTTGTTCGAGGCTGGCTGGAAGCTGAACGCCTTCACCCAGGAGGCAGTTGATGCCTTGGGGGAAGGTTCGCCCTCCGACCAGAAAGACGATTCTACTTCCGCCTAGCGGCAACGCTTGGCATGAGCGTCAAGCGTTTGCTCAAGGAGGTCGACAGTAAGGAAATCGCTGAGTGGTACGCATACGACCAGCGGTGGCCGCTGCCTGACCCTTGGGCGCAAACGGCGAGGATATGCAGGGTGATCATGGCAGCATCAGGCAACTACAAGAGAAACGACCTGCCTGATGAGTCCGCGTTCATTCCTGCTGTTGTCAGGCCAGAGCATTCGCAGGCGAGGATTTTGGCCGAGTTGAACAAGCTAAACGCGCTGAAGCGGGAGTAAGGCGATGGCGAGCGGCTATCTCGGCAAAATCAGTGCGATTGTCTCGGCGAATACGGCCGACTTCCAGAGCAAGCTGAACGCCTCTGCGAAGGACGTGCAGTCTTTCGCTCGCAGCGTGCAGAGCAACCTGACTTCTGCGTCGCGAGACGCCGCGAGGTCATTCGAGAGCATCTACACGCCGCTCCAGAAGTTTGAGCGGTCGCTCCAGGCCGCGGCTTCGATGAAGCTGTCGTTCAAGGGCTTCGCCGGTGCCGTCAAGGACGTGGATGTCCTGCGGCAGCGGCTGGGGTCAATGAAGGACTCGCAGATTTCGCTGGTTCTCAAAGCCAGCGGGCTGAAGAACATCACAGAGGTGCGAGAAGCACTTGTTGGGCTGCGTGCAAAAGACCTCCAGATCGTCGCCAAGGTCGGCGGCATCGAGAAGGTCAGGGAGCTTCGGGCGCTCTCGGCCGAGAAGCGAGTCGATTTCGCGATAAACCTGATCGACTCTGGTCTCGGCAGGAAGCTTGCTGATGCGAAGTCAAAGGTGCAGGAGCTAAAGGCCGCGGTGGCCTCCGTCAGGGACGGCGGGACTGTGCCGGAAGGCGGCGTCGGCGGCCTTGCTAGCGAGTACCGCGAGGCGACTGCGGAAGTCCGACGCCTTCAGGAGCTTGGGCGGCAGTCGATCAAGACGACGCTCGGCGTCAACGTGCAGAAGGACGCAGACGTTGACCGAATCCTCCAGGCGGCCGAGCGTGCAGATGCAATCCGCCTCCCCGTCGTGCTGGACGTTCTCGGCGAAGCCGCCGTCAAAGAGGCGGTCACCCAGAGCCAGCGACTCCGCTCTGTGGCCGAGCAGATCAATAAGCCGTTCGGCGAGGCGGTGGGCAAGCTCCAGGCGATGTCAATCGAGACCCAGGCCGGACTGCTGCCGGCGTTCAAGCGAGTCCAAGCCCAAGTTGAGTCGCTAAAGTCGAATATAGAGAGTGGCGTTCTGCCCGCGACCGCGATAGCGCAGCAGTTCGACGAGGTTGAGAAACGTGCTCTGGCAGCCGCGGGGGCCGTCGGCCGCCTCGCGGAGGCAGAGCAGAAGACAGCCCGACTAAAAACAGGTCGTGAGCTTGCGTTCGCGGCACCGCAACTTGCCGCCACGCTTGGACGCGGGGAAGAGGTCGGCAATAGGGCTGCATCTCTTCCTTCGTCGGTGATTCAAGCGAATCCTCGCATCGCTGAAATGCTGACCGAGATCGACGGTCTAGCGAACAAAGCCGTCGCTGCGTTTGCGAAACTTGAGTCCCGCGCAGCGAGGGGACTCGACACAAGCAGCTCGCAGAAGCAAGTGGATGCGCTCCGGGCAAAGCTCGAGGTGCTTTTCGACGAGTTCGACAGGACATACCAGATACACGTCGACACCGAGCAGGCGAAGAAGGATTTCGACGAACTGACCGCCAAGGCCGCGGCGATGCGCGAGAGAAACGCCTTCGTCATCACTGGCCGCCCCCAGAACATGGAGCAGGCCGACGCCCGTCGCGGCCAGCTTGAAGGCGACATCAGCGGCCTGGACCGCTCGCAGCGTCAGAACTACAAGCCCCTCTTGGAGGACGCCTCGCTGGCCCGCCTGATGGGCGACTTGGACAAGGTTAATGACGTTCTTGACCAGATTGCATTCAAGGTGGCAACAGACAAGGCATTCAACGTCAAGACCGCCCAGGCCAAGAAGGACTTGAACGACCTCAAGGCCACGATGGACTCGTTGAGGGACGAGTCGAACTTCGTCATCTCCGCGAAGGTGCAGAATGCAGGGCAGGCCGAGGCTGAGATTAAGCGAATCGTCGGGAGCATGGAGCAGCTTGACGCAGGTCAAAGACAGGCTTTGCAGCCGAAGGTCGACGCTGCCATATCGTCTCTCGGTGCGAAGGACGCCAAGACCGGCCTCCCCGACATCGCAGCCATGTCGGCGGCCGTCAAAGACTTGAGCGACGCAGCCGAAAACGAACTTGTTATCAAGGTCAAGGCTGACGAGGCAAAGAAGAGCGTCGACTCCCTGAAGGACTCACTCGGTTCGATTGCAGACAGGATCGGCGACCCGAGCGAGCCGGTCGACAGGCTTCGCAAGGCCGTTGACGCCGCGAATGCGGCGATCGCCAAGATGCCGGCTGGAGCGCTTAAGACAAAGCTTGAGGGCGACCTCAACTCAGAGAAGATTCGGATCGAGGCGATGGCCCGCCCTAGTGCGCCGCCGCCGATCCCAGTTAACATCGATGCCGCTGCTGGCAGGGCGAACGCCATCGCAGCCGCTGCTGTAGCCGGCACGCCAGCGAAGGCCGCATCGAACCCGCTGGGGGCAGACTTCGGCACGGCTGAGAGGCAAGTCGCCTCCCTTCAGTCGACCGTGATGTCGCTTCAGAGCAGCCTAGAGAAGCTGCCGGTGCCGATGCAGGCGCAGTTCATTCCGGCGATCAACAAAGTTCGCGATGCGTTCCAGGAGCTCACCCCATCGTCCACGGCTGCTGAGATCGATGCCGTCACAAAGAAGGCCGCCGGCCTTGAGCGAGCGTTCGCCAGGGCTGGTCAGGCTGCCGAGTTCGGCGGCACGCTCGGCGAAGCACTCAACGCAGCGGCGATCACGAAGACTGAGAAGCAGCTCGGTTTCATCCGGTCAAAGCTACTCGAGGTTGGTGCGACTGCGAGCGGTCCAGTGGCCGCTGCGTTCAACGCATACTCGGCCGCTGCCGCCGCCGCCGCGAACGCCGGTGTTTCTGGAACCGCCGCCACAACAAAACAGCTTGACGGCCTGATCGCCAAGATCGGCGAAGCCCTAGTCGCCGAGGGTAAGCTCACTGCGGCGCAGGGCAAGGCGTTCAGCAAGAGCGTCGGCGACGTTGGGCGAGCAGGGGCCGACAAGTTTGCCCTTTTTCTTAACCAGGCTGCCTTTGCTGTGGACGACTTCATGTCGTCGACCGGCGGACTTGAGTTCAAGCTTCGCGCAGTCAGCAACAACATCACGCAGATGGGCTTCGTACTTGGAGGCACGACGGGACTGTTCGTCGGTCTCGGCGCCGTCATCGCGGGGCAGGCGGCCGTTGGGCTCATCAAATGGATCAACAACGGCCGTTCGGCAGAAGACCAGACAAAAGCGCTCAACGAGGCGTTGGCACGACAGAAGAGCTTGGTCGAGGAGTTGGCAGAGGCGTTCAAGTCGCTTGGGGAATCCATGTCTCGCGGAACGCTTTCTGCCGTGGGTGAGCAGGCCGCTGATTTCGCTCGTCAGGTCGAAGAAATCCAGAAGAAGCAAGCGGAGGTTCGCAAAAGCAGAGTCGCGGACCTTGATCCAGAAGTTCAAAAAGAGAGAGCCGAGCAAAACAAGCTTAAGGGCCAGTTGGAAAAGGAGACGGACCCCGGCAGACGAATCGCTATAACTCGCGAGATGGCAGATTCGCAACGCCGCGAGCGGGACGCAAGCGCCGCCGCCGTTGCAAGACTGCCAGCCGAGGATGAGGCAAGGGTCAGGGTTCGCGAGTCAATGATTCGCATAGGTCTCTCAGAGCTAGGCCCGAACCGTGGCGATGACCCAACGAGAGGGGCAAGAGAGCAGCAAGTACGAGAGCGAGCGGCCGCCAGGGCGGAAGCGATACCCGTAGGCGCTCGGCCCGAGGACATCCGAGCCCAGATGGCGGGCGTGAACCAGCAAATCGAAGACGCGAAGGCCGCCGCCGCCAAGCCGAGTCCGCTGGGGTTTGCGACATCGGAAGTAGCAGCCAAGGAAATACTGAAGCTTGAGCAGCTTCTCAGAAGTCTTGAGCAACCGCTCGCAAAAGCCATCGATGACGCCGCCGTTGAGATCGCAGACTCCTCTCGCGGTCCCGCCGAGCAAATCCGTCAAGCGCAGGAAGAGGTTGCCAAGGCCGTCGAAGCTGGCTTGCCAGGAGCCCGCGTATTCGGCGCGGAGCTGGACAAAATCGGCGGCAGGCTGTCGGAAGCATACAAGAAGCTGAGAGAGGTCGTTTCCGGCAAAGACGCCAGCGGCAGGGAGCTGACAGTCGACGAGAAGGAAGCCCGCACCAGGCAGGCGCAAGGCGAAATCGACGGCCTCAACGCCGAACGCGTCCGCATCGCCGCCCAGGCCGACGCCTTCCGCTACGAACGCACTGTTGATCCGCAGCGGCAGATTGATGCGAGGATGGCCCGCGCCCGCAGCAACCTGGGGGCCGCCGGCCTCGAGGACGGCCGCATCGCCCGTCGTATGCGGGAGATTGAGAACGAGCGGGCGACCATCCAGCGACAGTCGACATTGCCTGAGTTCCAGAATCCTCTAGCGCAGGGAGCCTTGCAGAAGCGAGAGCAGGCACTAAACGCGGAAGCCGCCGCCATCGAGGCTGCGACGATCGCGATCAAGGCATTCGCCGCCGCCCTTGATCAGGCATCGCAGGAATCAAAGAGCAATCTAAACGCCGCGCAGCAGGCCGCCGACGAGGCACGCAGGGCCGATCTGGGCAACAGCACGCCGCAGACGCGAGAGGCCCGCCAGCGAGCAGAGGCAGACCTTCAACGGCAGCGCGAGGCCGAGCAAAAAGTGCAGGTCGAGGTCGCAGTCGCGCGAGATCAATTGGAGAAGCTACAGAAAACAGACGCCGACCGGATAAGGCAGATTGACGAAGAGTTGAAGGGCGGCGGAAAACCAGCCGACAAGGCCAGGGCTCAACTTGCCGAAGAGCGTGCGGCAGTGGAGGCGAAGGTCAGCGGCAGCAACTCGGCGGCCACCTCCGATGCCGAGCAGGCGAGAAAGAGGAGTGAGGCCGCGAAGGCACGCAGGCTGGCTGTTCTTGACGAATTCAAAGCCGCAAAAGACCTGGGAATTGACACAACAGGCATGCAACTTGGTGCCGTCAGGGAAGCAATTCGAGGTGCAGGCCGTGGAGATGTTGCCGACAAGCTTGCAAAACGAAGTGATGCGACTTTTGACGAAATGCTCAATGCCGGATTCGCCGCGGAAGAGGCTGGATCAGGGCTCTGGGACGCCATCACGCAGGCGGGCGAGGAACTCGCGGCCGCCACGGCTCGCCGAGCCGAAGTCGTCAACGAAGGCACCGCACGACTTGCCGAAATGGACGCGAAGATCGCGGCCGTGCCAGCGGGCGATGGTCGTGAGGAGCTTATCCGCGAGCGTGCCGCGCTCTCGGCAAAGCTGGAGGCCAGGGCTCTTGAGTTTCAGGACAAAGTCGACAAGGCAGGGCTTGACGCTAGTTCGCGAGAAGAGGAGCAGCGTAAGTCTGCTGCCCGCGGTCTCGATCTTGCTAGGACGCCATCAGGGAAGTTTGCAGAACAGACCAATAGGGGGCTGGCAGATATTCAGGCTTACTTCCAGCGGCGTATCGACGAGAACCGCGGCCTTCGGCCAGTCGGCGACGCCGAGGCCCAGGCCGCCTCCGAGGAACGCTTCCGCAGGGAACGCGAGAAGGAAGCGCGCACGGCGACTGCCGAAGGCCGAGGTCGCGATCTCGGCATGACCGACCGCGAGCGATTCCGTCGCGACTTCGCCGAAGGCGCAGGTGCCGACATCAACGCCCGCGCCAAGCAGCTTCGCGATGGCGGCCAAGACCCGACCGACTTCCTCCGCCAAGCTATCTCCAACCAGATGAAGCAAGTAGCTCCAATGCTTCAGTCATTCCAAGACGAACGGCAGAACGCCCTGCTCCAAGGCCCATCCCGCGCCGCCCTCAACGTCTCCGACGTGTCGACGAGTCAGGGGCAGAGCGAACTCACTAGGCTTCTGCGAGGCGACGACCCGGCGAAGGACGTGAACCTCGCCGAGCTACAGAGGCAGACTCAGGCGCTCGAGGACATCAAGAACACACTCAAGGACGCAAACCCCGGAGTCCTGCTGTAATGCCGAAGCTCGTATCAGAACTCGCGCAGGGCAAATCATTCAGCCGCAGCGCCGAAGGCGGCACGCTCGCAGATCGGGCGACGCGAACGTGGAAGATTCTGCTCAACACGCCGAATGAGTCGTTCAACATCGCGCAGGCTGTCGGCGTTAACATCGGCGACCCGTTGGGGAGCGCGAATCCGATTCCGTGCGTCAGCCTGGACGTGAAGGCTGACGGCGAAAGCCGGCTGGTGCGGATCGTCACTGCTGAGTACCGAAGCAGCCCGAGCATCGGCGGCACAGACCCTGGGCTCCAAGAGCCCGCCGTCCGGCCTGCGATGTACTCGATGACCACGTCGCTGACGGAAATCGCGGCCTGGGGCGGGTCGCTCGTGTCTGGGGGGGCGTCCGGCGATTGGTCGCCCATGATCAACCCAGTAGGAGACTTGGTCGATGGGATCACGCGGCTCGAGCCCGTCGTGAACATCAATGTTGACCAATACTCATACAGCGACATGAGCCAGTTGCTCGCCTACTGCGGGTACGTCAACAGCGACGGATTCACGTTCTCGAACCTCTCGATCGGCGTCCACTGCTGCATGCTCCAGAGCATCTCGTCGAACGCGGTGGTCGAGCAGTTCGGCGACGTGACATTTCGTGGCTTCAAAGTGTCCTTTGGTTTCGCCGTCAGGGCGCACTGGACCCTCACGCGAAATGGCTTCCAGGCCATCGGGTGGGACATGGCCGTGCCGCAAACGGGGTTTAATATCAAAAACTCCAACAGCGGCGGCGCAGACCAAGAGACTCTTATGTGGGAGATGGACGACGGCAAGGTCAAAATGCCTCTGGTCTTGGTGAAGCCCGGCCAACGAGTCCCCGCACAGGTCACAATCGCTGCCGGTAACGGGAGCTGGGCGCAGCGGCCAGCGTCGAGGCCCGTGGCCCTGAACGATGACGGCACGCCGCGGTCGCCGAGCGCCTCGCCGCCGGTCCTTATCAACCGCATCTGCATCCAGCCTGAGATGGCGTTTGGCACCAACTTCTCGAACTTTGGCATCCGCTGGTTCGCATAGGCCGAAGGTGAATAATGTCTCTGACACTGCCCATCAACCGTCGCGTGACCGTAAGCGAGCGGCGCAACTACACGCTGACCTACAGTTTCTGCGATTTCACCAACGTCCCAGCGTCAGGCAGCCAGATACTCGCGAAAGCGCTGCCGCGATTTCAGGGTTTTCTTTCCGATGTCGGCTTTTGGCAAGAAACCACCTCGAGCCCCTACGCGACCTACGCCAGCCGCCGCACCTTTGGGACCGGCGACATGCTCTGGCGACAGACAGGAACTCGAAGCGGAAAAGAAAGCCAGTTCTCCGCCACGAGGGATTACAACGTCTACACGAAGGTTGTCACAGCCGTCGATCTGCCGGTGAGCATAGGCGGCGGCCTGCTGTCTGTCACGATTCCGTTCGGCGCGACGTTTACACGCAGACTGCTCGATAACAATGCGATGGATTTAGAGGACACATTCATCGGAAACGACCCGATGAATTACTATTATTACATCTCCGTCGCTGGCTCTCAGTACGCAGGCGGCTCTCTGGCGGTCGGCGTTGGCTCGATCGTCGTGGAGATCGACTTGGGGCAGCCCGCCCCTGTCACGCCAGTGACTCCGCCCACGGTGTGCTCCGTAGAGATCGCATAAGGCTACTTCATGTCTGGCAAATACCTCATCGGCGAGAGTCTCCGCGAGAAGCTGAAAAGCACGATCGCGAAGGTGGACTCTATCCCCTTTGGCGGGCCGGTGAGCCGGATACCGACGATCGCCAGCAGCGACGGGCCGACCTATGTGCCCAAGGTCTTTCGCGTTTGCACCGCAACAGGTGCATGGCCGATAAATTCGTCAAAGACCGTGACTTTCTACGGTGTCACGTCCACGCCGAACACGGTCGACGTTGTCAATCAGATCGTCAGCCTACCCGCCCCTAGGAGCACGGCGACCAGCCGCATCGTCAACGTGGCGAAAGACGGCACGCAGTGGTATCTGATCAGCTTTCAGATGGGGACGCAAACCGCAGTGTTTGCTACAGCCACGCAAACCATGACGTTTGTCGGCACGGGTTCGACGCAGGCGATTACGTTCGTCGGAGCAGCATCGACGCAGACGATTTCGTTTGTGGGAAGAGCGGCGACGGAGACGATTTCTTACCCCACGCTCGGGCCGACGGTAAACGCGCTGGTGGACGTTTCTGCCGTTCTCAACACCAACAACTGCACCATCACGGTCAACAAAACTACGAGGAGCGTGCAGACTGTTGGAAGCATGCAGTCAGCCACTGTGGTCAATATAGCGGGCACGCAAACGGCCACGGTGGTCAACATGGCAGGCACGCAAACAGCCACGATCATGTCCATGTCCGGCACGCAGACCGCCACTGTATTTGCCGGCACGTTCACGGCAACATACATCACGCTGGAGCTGTGACATGGTTTGCCCGTGCTGCGTAAAATACTGCCACGCACCAAGCCCTTGCCAAAAAGAAATCCGCATTCGCGCGACCTGGGGACCAGTCACGGGCGTGTCGACGCTAGTGCTGGCCCCCCAAGGCGCTAACGGTGCATGCGGGACAACCTCGGGCGGTCTTTCTGGCACTGGGCGGTTTTCTTCATTCTTAGGGCGATGCACTGACACGGGCCAAAATCCACACTATGACGCAACCGCCAGCATTCAGATCGGCTGGTCCCAAAACGCCGATGGTCGTTACGCCTTGCCATCCTGCTGTCGACGTACTGGGCAGCGAACCGCAGAGATTTTTGGAGGCGGGATAGGCTGCCTGATAGATCATGGGCCACTGTATTTATTTGGGCGACAACGCTCCTATCGTTTTTCGTTTGCGTCGCTCGACGCCGCCGCAGTGGTGACGCAGTTCGGTGTGAATGACGTAGGAGGCACAACGCCCTGCGGCGAGGCGCTCTGGCAGGATTTCTTTCAAGAGCCGCCAGAGATAGAGCTAATCGTGACGGGCAACCCGCCGGATTTTTGTGACAGGTCGGAGTTTCTGGGCGGCTTTCCTGCCGTGAGCGGGCCTTACGGCACTAACGTGCAGTGCTTGGCTTCCTGCGGAAACCCGCTCCCATGATCACATGCCACCGTTCGCACCTTGAAGCCCGTTGCGCCGAGCGAGGCTACACGCTTGACGAGGTTCTGCCATGTGTAGTCTCGCAGGACGGCGACGATTGGACGATTGACGTGGAGCATCCGGCGTTCCCAAGGACGCCCAGGGCGGGATACGAGCCGTTGCGGCTAGAACCCATGACCGACCTCGCCCGCACCGACGCGCCCTCGTTCCTCGCCAAGGTAAGGAACTTCGCTATTGCCGCTGTCTCGCACGTCGCTGCGGGGATGCCGACATGCAGCGATGAGGAGATCATCAGAAGGCACGACATATGCCTGGACTGCGAGCACCTCCAAAACAACGCCTGCAACCTCTGCGGATGCTCGGTGTCGAGGGCTGCGGGTTATGTCAGCAAGCTCTCGTGGGCCGACCAATCCTGCCCGGCTGGCAAGTGGGGGCCGGTCGCTGCTAGCACGCCTGCAACCAAAAACAGCATTGACCCCTAAAGCCTACTAGGCGACACTATCCCTATGGGCAAGGCACCTCCACCTGACGCGAAGGGGTTCGTCTTCTCGGATGACGACGACGACGAGATTACGGGCGGCGGCGTCCCCGACGAAGACGGGTGGATTCACCTCAAGGGCAAAACGGATGGACTTGGCGAAGGAGATTCTGGAAAGCGCAAAGCCGTCGGCAGGAAACCAAAGCTGGTTCAGCGCTCTGTCCGAAGAGCACCAAAGCGCAATCCTTGAGGTCCGCGACTCCTGGCGAAAGACGGCCAAGGCCAGCGGAGTCTCGGCCAGCCAGATGGCGAAGACGATCGTCGACAAGCTCGCGGCACGCGGCTACGAGGTCGTCAAATACCGACAGGTGCAACGATGGCTGACACAGGGCTAACCGGCGACATCCTCTCGGCCGCAGCAGCGGCGTCCACCCCGAAGCCGGCCCAAGACGCCGAGCAGGTGACGCAGCGGCGCGACGGCGACGTACTCGAGGCGAGGTCGACGAGCCGTCGAATCAAAACGGTCGCCGATCTCCTCGAGCACATCGAGGCTGACTTATCCAAATACGATGTAGCCGCATCTGAAGCCACCAAATGGGAGGTCGCGACCGCCGACGCAAGCGGCGAACCGACGGTTACCGAACTTCATCGCGTGTGGGTGAGGCTCAAGCCCAAGGCAGGCCCAGGAGTCAAGGAAATCGTCGAGGCGATGATCGCCGGGGCGAACTTGCCCAGGACGAAGCAGAAGCCAAACAAGCCCAAGGGGCGAGGCGACCTGTGGCAGGTTGTCGTCATTGCTGACACCCATTTCGGAAAATACGCCTGGGCGAAGTCGACCGGCCACGATGACTACGATCTGTCGATTGCCGAGAAGATGGTCGGCGAGGCGGGGATGTCCCTGATCGATATAGGCGACTCTTATCAGCCGGCCCGCCGCACGATCCTGTTCCTTGGTGACCTTTTCAACGCCGACGGGCCTGCCGGGAACACGACGGCGGGGACGCCGCAGGACAACGACGGGCGGTTTCAGAAGATGATCCAAGTCGGCTGCGACACGCTCATCGGTCTTGTCGAGCGGTCTGCTACCACCGTCCCAACAGACGTGCTTGTCGTCAACGGGAATCACGACGAGACCTTGACGGCTGCGTTTCGGCGCATCCTGCAAGAGCGTTTCCGAAACGATGGCAGGGTCGCAGTATCCCCTCGCTACACGCGGCGGCAATACGTCACGCATGGCAGCAACTTGATCGGCGCGGCCCACGGCGACAAAGCGAAGAAGCGGCTGCCGCAGATCATGGCGATGGAAGCATCGGCCGAGTGGTCGCGGTGCTGGTATCGAGAGTTCCACACCGGCCACTACCACGCCCAGGCCGCCGAACGGTCGATCGAGTCTGTGGATTCAGTGGTGCTTAGAACCGCCCCCTCGATCACTCCGCCGGATGAGTGGCATTCGGGGAGCGGCTACATTTGCTCGCGCCAGTGCATGGAAACATTTATCTACCTCCCCGAAGGCGGCCTCACAGCCATGCACATCGCGGGGCCGACCCGATGAGCGACCTCGACCGGCTCCACGATGCCTGCCGCTACGCCGCGCAGCACTCCCACGACCCTGACACGCAGAATGGGGCTGTGCTGGTGGCGGCGTCTGGAACCATCTACGCAGCCAACTGCTTTCCGCCGGGGGTGGCTCGGCATGAACACAGGCTGGCTCGCCTCCTCAAGTACGACTTCGTCGAGCACGCCGAACGCGCGGCGATCTACAAGGCCGCTGAGATGGGAGTGGCGACGGCCGGCGCGACGCTCTACTGCCCGTGGTTCGCCTGCACCGACTGTGCCAGGGCGATCATCCAGGCAGGCATCACAGAGGTCGTCGGGCTCATCTCCCTCCGCAACGCCACGCCGGCCCGATGGCTGCTCAACGTGGAGATGGCCGAGAAGATGCTCGAGGAGGCCGGCGTCAGCCAGAGGCTCCTGGCAGGCAGCGTAGGGGTCACGATCCGCTTCGATGGGAGGGATTTCCAGTGCTAATTGGACTCTGCGGCCCCGCGGGGGCCGGGAAGAATACCGTGGCAGAATTTCTTACGGATTGCCGGCAGATCGCCTTCGCCGACCCGCTCTACGAGTGCGTCTCGACGATTACTGGCATCCCGGTCAGCAGGCTGCAAGACCGGGACGTGAAGGAAGCCGTCCTCCCCTGGCTCGGCAAGTCCCCCAGGCAGATGCTCCAGAGTCTTGGGACTGAATGGGGGCGGGACACCATTCATTCAGAAATCTGGATTCGCATCGCAATGGAGCGGGCCAAGGCCGAGCTGGCTGCGGGCCGCGGCGTCGTGATCACCGACGTGCGGTTCGACAACGAGGCCCAGGCGATCGTCGCCGCCGGGGGCGAGGTGTGGAGGGTCGTCCGGCTGGGGTGGAGGTGCCTCTCTGGCGACACAGCGGCGCACCAGAGCGAAGCCGGGGTGAGCGACCACCTGATCGCCAGAACTATCGACAACTCAGGCTCCCTGGATGATCTCAGAACGCAACTGCCCGCTGCTACAATTTAGATAGGCTACCGGCCTACATTTTGTGGCTTCGCGGAGTTCCAGATGAGCAGCGAATCGTTCGTTGAGGCCGCGTTCCGCGTGGCCGAGAGGTTCGGCGTTCCCGTCGTGCTTTTGGTTGTCCTGGTCTGGTTTCTGCGGGACGCGGCCGTGACCCTGCATGGAACCGTGGTCGTTCCGATCGTGAAATCGCACACCGAGTTCCTTGATTCCACGAGAGAGACGCTCGACGAGATCGGGAAGACCCAATTCAAACAAGCTGAGACCCTCCAAGAGATCGCCGCCGGCCAGCAGGAAATTCGGCAGGCCGTAGTCAAGAAGACCGGCGAAGCGCCACACAATTAAAGAGGTGACGCCATCGCTACCTTCGAGCAGCTTCCAGGCGTTTTAGACCTGCGATTTGTCCCTTCTGACGAGGTCAACGTCGCACTCAACCTGCAAAGGTCGGTTTCCGGCTACACATTCACGTCGTTCATCTACCAGACGGACATCACCAGTGGTGGCGGTGGCGTGGGGACGATCAACAGCTTCGGGCAGACGGTAACGGCCCCGACGATAGGCATCACTGACACCGCGACCGGGACCATGATTCTGGGCCTCTCGGAAACCCAGACAGCCATGCTTTCCCCGAACAACAACTACCGCTGGTTTCTCCGGTGGGTGGCCCCTGGCGAGATCACTCGCACCATCGTCAGCGGCAGCGTGACGGCGGTGGCACCATGAGCGAAATCAGCGTCGTTGTCGTCGGTTCGACGAGCATCAACAGCGTCGTCGGCAACGGCGACACCGTCAAAGTCAACGTCGGCAATCAGACGATTGGCGGCGGTAACGGGGCGGCGGCGACGATCGAGGCGGGGTCGATCACAATCCTCGACTCGACGCAGACGGCCAGCATCACGAATGTCGGCACAGCCTACGCTGCCAAGTTCAATTTCGCCCTGCCTCGCGGGTTCACCGGAGTCGCCGGCCCAGCGAACTCCCTGTCGATCGGCAGCGTGAGCACCGGCACAACGGCTGCCGTCAGCATCAGCGGCACCGCACCGTCGCAGTCACTTTCGTTCGTGCTCCAGCCAGGGCCAACCGGCCCAGCGAACTCTCTGTCGATCGGCAGCGTCAGCACAGGCACGACGGCGGCTGTCAGCATCAGCGGCACCGCACCGTCGCAATCGCTCTCGTTCGTGCTGCCGCAGGGGCCGCAGGGGCCGGCGACAACGCTCCAAATCGGCACCGTAGTCACGGGTGTAGACGCGGCGGCCACCCTGACCGGCACCGGGCTGACGCAGACCTTGAATCTTGTCCTGCCCCAGGGCGCGACTGGGGCTCAAGGGATTCAAGGAATTCAGGGGGAAGTGGGGCCAGCGAACTCGCTCTCTGTCGGCAGCGTCAGCGTCACGACGGCCGCGACGGCTGCGGTGAGCATCACTGGCAACGCCCCGTCGCAGCAGATTTCGTTTGTCATCCCGCAGGGGCCACAAGGCCCGCAAGGTGACGGCGGGCCGTACACGACCGTCCAGGTGGGCTCGGTTGCGACGGGGGCCGCGGGCTCGAGCGCGAAGATCGACACCGTGACCAGCGGTGGCACCGTGACCCTGAACTTCACCATACCGAGGGGCGCTGACGGAACGTCGAGCCTCGCCGACGAGACGCCGCAACCGCTGGGGGTAGCGTCGGCAGGGTCGGCGCTCACCGCTGCGCGGGCTGACCATGTGCATTCTGTGCCAGTGATCAGCTACACAAACCTCACGAATGTCCCGCTGACATTCGCACCCGCAGCCCACCAGCACGCCGTCAGCGACGTGACGGGGCTGCAAGCGGCACTCGACGGCAAGCAGGCTGCCGGCAGCTATGCAACACTCGTTGGGGGCTTGGTTCCCAGCAGCCAACTGCCGACGTTCTTAGACGACGTTCGAGAGGCGGCAAGCCTCTCTGCGTTTCCAGGCACTGGCGACGCGGGCGTGGTCTATGTGGCCGTTGATACGCGGAAAATATACAGATGGAGCGGCTCGGCATACGTCGAGCTTGCGTCGGCACCCGTGCAGAGCGTGGCGGGTCGCACGGGCACGATAACGCTCGCCCATCTCGGCAGTTCGGGCACGGCGTCGTCTACGACGTTTCTGCGAGGCGACGGGGCGTGGGCTGCTGCTGGCTCGACAAACGCAGGCGACATCACCTCTGGAACTCTTGCAGCGGCGCGGCTCCCGCTTGCGACGACCACGGCGGCGGGCGCGGTGATTGTCGGCAACGGTCTGTCGGTCACCGACGGCGTGCTGGCGGCGAGCGGTAGCGGCGGTAGCGGTGGCGTGGTCACGTTCGCCAGTATTGCCGCCCTGCCTGCCACGGGTGCAGCAAACGTCGTGTACCTTGCGATCAACTCTAGCCGGTTCTATCGCTGGGACACTGACGCCGCCGTATACATCGAGCTTGGGCCAGAGGGCGAGGACGACTCGACTTATTATGGCATAGTGGCGAGATACCTACTCGTCGGAGGCGGCGGCGCAGGCGGTGGTTGTGCAGGCGGCGGCGGCGGCGCAGGCCGGGTCGCCACTGCCACAGACCTGTCCCTGACACGCAACGTAACGTATTCGGTCGTGATTGGCAGCGGCGGCGTGGGCACGACCGGCAACGGCGGAAACGGTGCGGCTTCGAGCTTTTCTGGCGGCGGCGTGACGCTGATTGCGGCCGGTGGCGGCGGTGGTGGCGGTGTGAGAAGCAGCGAGGCGCAGGGTGCAGCGGGGCCGTCTGGCGGCGGTGCTGGTGGTGGGCATCCTGACGGTGCAGGACAAATTCAGGGCGGCGCAGGCACTTCTGGTGCGGGTTTTTCTGGCGGCAATAGCGGATCGTCGCCATCTAGTTGCGTCCGCACTGGCGGCGGCGGCGGCGGGTCAACGTCCGCAGGCGGTAACGCTGACGGTTACGTTGCGGGCAGCGGCGGCAACGGAACATCAAGCGACATCGGTGGCGCGACGTTGTTGGTTGCTGGCGGCGGTGGGGGCGGTGCGATGGACGGCCCACTTTTCAACTGCCCGACACACACCGCCGGGCTTGGCGTTGCCGGTGGCGGCAATGGCAACCTGATAAATAGCGGCGGCATCTCGGGCAACGGTCAGGCCGCGCTGCCCAACACTGGCTCAGGCGGCGGCGGCGGCGCATTTAGCGGTACCAGCGATTGGGTTGGTGGAAACGGCGGCAGTGGAATTTTCATCATTCGCACGAGTCTTACGGCCGCTGCTACCACCGGATCGCCGACCGTCACAATCGTTGGCGGTCAAACAGTCTACACGTTCACGCAGTCTGGAAGCATTACGTTTTAGGGTATCCACATGCCGTTCTCCTTTCCATCCAGTCCGTCGATAGGGCAGCAATCCGTCCAGAATGGGCGTTCGTATACCTACGCTGGCCTCGGTGTCTGGCAGTTGACGCCTGTGAGCGGCGGCGGCTCTACGGACGCATCGTCGCTCACGTCTGGCACGGTGGCGTCGGCGCGGCTCCCGCTTGCGACAACCACTGCGGCGGGTGCGGTGATTGTCGGCAACGGCCTGACCATTACAAGTGGTGTGCTGGCGGCTAGCGGCGGTGGCGGCGAAGACACGACGCTGCGAGCGTTCTTCGTGCCGCCTGCTCCTACGAGCCTGACGACATCCGCTGCCAACGCACAAGTCTCTCTCTCGTGGACTGCACCGACCGTGCTGGCTCAGACGCCGATCACCGACTATGTCGTGCAGTATCAGTCGCAGGGGTCGTCAATCCCCGGCGACAATCAATGGTCAAGCGTCAAACTGCTGCTGCCGCTGGACTCAAGCTTCGCGGACGCATCAACCACAAACACGACGTTCACTGCAATCGGCAGCACGACAATCGACACTGCAAACAAGAAGTTTGGCGCGGGTGGTTTGCCGGTCGGCGGCTCAGTCCAGGGTATTTCGACGACAAATGCACCCGCGATAGGCACTGGTGATTTCACGCTTGAGTGGTGGCAGTCGTTCGCGTCAGTTGGCACCTCTGACAATCAAACGCTCCTGTCGTGGAATACCCCCAACTTCAACACTGCGTATTTGCGGATGCGACGCAACGGCACGCAGTGGGCGGTCGAGGCGGTGCGGTATGACAACATAGAAGAGCGAAACGATGTAACGCAACTATTGTTTGACAACCCATCTGGATGGTCGCATATCGCTATTGTTCGACAGAGCGGCACATGGCGCGTGTATGTGAACGGGGTGCAAGCCGCCAACGCTGCCGAAAACGCGCCGGGCACGTCAGCCACGGGAGTGTCAGGGGCACTCAATCTGCTGGGCGGAAACGTGTCGTTTGGCCGCGAACACAACAATGGGAACTCTAGTTTTTTTGCACCACCGGGATACATCGATGACGTTCGGCTGACGCTGGCGGCGAGATACCCCAGCGGTACTACATTCACTGCGCCAACCGCCGCGCACCCCGTCGGGGCTGGCTCTGTTTCGGGTCCGGGCGAGTGGACGACGTTCAGCGACGGCACCTCGACCGCGACTTCAGCGACGGTCACCGGGCTGACGAACGGCACGGGCTATGTCTTCCGCGTGGCGGCAGTGAATGGCGTTGGGCAAGGGGCGTACACCAGCGCGACGAGCAGCGTGACGCCGGGCGACGTGTTCCGTGCGATTCCGACGATGACTTCGCTCACATCGCCCAGCGGCGAAGTGTCGGGCGTCAATAACATTGAAAGCCCCACCTTTCAGCCGCGATGGATGGCTTTTGACGGCGACTCGTCAACGTGGGCGCAGTTTCAGCGTGCTGGCTCCAACAACCCCGCTCGGACATTGCAATATGCGTTCCCAGAAGGGCAGAAATCCAGAACTACGGGCTACATGCTGAGAGTAGCATTTCCGGGCTATGGCGAATCGCCAACTCAATGGAAGTTTTTTGGCAGCGACAACCTGACAGATTGGACGCTGTTGGACTCGCGCAGCGGTCAGAGCTTTTCGTCCGGTTCTCCCTCCAGCAATTTTACGCTGGCAAGCCCCGCGAACTACACAGCCTACCGCTGGGTTTTTCAGGACGTCTCCGACCTTGGCGATTCCATCCTGATTGCCACAGCCCAGCTACTCGAATGATCCGCCTCCCGCTCTATCTCGCCGCGATCCTGACAGCCGCAGCAGCGTGTGGCGTGGTCGCAGCGCGCACCTCGGCGGCGGCGATGCGGTGGGCAATTGGCAGGGCAATCCTCTCCTACTGGTGACACATGACCTATTCCGTACTTCCCGGCCAACTCCCGCTCGCATTTAAACGCGCAAACGATTTTGCGGCCGTCGTCGACTTCAACGGCACCGACCTCGTCGGCTACACCGTAACAGCGAACCTGACGAGCCTCGTCACCGGTGCGACCGTCGTGCCTTTCACCACGACGATTGCCGACGCTTCGGCGGGGCAAGTCTCCGTAAGCCTCACTGACACGCAGACCGCCGCTCTCGCCGCTGGCACCTACGGATGGCAGCTTGACTGGACCGCACCCGGCGGCGTGCAGAGGACGGCACTGTCTGGCACCGTGGAGGTCTACGCATGAGTCAGATCACAGCGACTGTTTCATCGCAGCCGATCACGGCGACCGTCAGCGGTTCAGGAAACATCTCCGCGAGCGTAGGGTCGTCGGTCGTCGCGGCAAGTATCGGCGGCGGTATCGGGCCGCAAGGGCCGGCAGGCCCCCTCGGGCCTCCGGGGACCGCTCTGTCGGCGGCGAGCGATGTGCAGTTAAGCGGCGTGGCAGATGGCGATGTGCTGCGGTACTCGAACAGCAAATGGCGAAACTATCCCGAAAGCGACATCGTGATCGACGGGCAGAATTTTTAAGGAGGAGTCATGGCAAATCGTCTCAGGCTGAAGCGTCGAGTCTCGGGAAACGCGGGCGCGCCTGCAACGCTCCTGAACGGCGAGTGCGCCGTGAACGAGGTGGACAATGTCGTTTGGTACGGCAAGGGCTTGGGGCAGGATGGCAACGCGACAAGCGTGATCGCGATCGGTGGCGACGGCGTGTTTGCGACCAAGTCCTATGTCACCTCTGCGGTCGCTGCCGTTGACGTTAGCTCGCAACTCGCAAACTACCTGACCGCCGCGAACGCGGCGACGACCTATCTCACGATCTCGTCAGCGAGCAGCACTTACCTCACGCAGTCTTCTGCGAGCAGCACCTACGCGCCTCTGGCGTCGCCTGCACTGTCAGGGTCGCCGACGGCACCAAACGTGAGTGCTGGCGACTCTTCGACCAAGATAGCGAACACCTCGTTCGTGATGACCGCTGTCGCAAATCTGGTGGCGAGTGCTCCAGAGGCGTTGAACACACTCAACGAGTTGGCTACGGCTTTAGGAAACGACGCCAGCTTCTCCACGACGATCAGCAACAGCATCGGCGGCAAGCTGGCGAAGGCGTCGAATCTCGGTGACTTGGCGGACGCTGCGACTGCTCGCACGAACCTCGGGCTGGGGTCGATGGCGACTCAGGCCGCGAGCAACGTGGCGATCACGGGCGGCTCGATTGCAGGCATCGACTTGAACGGCGGGACGTTCTGACGTGTCAAACACTGTCCGCATTCTGAGAAGCACGACCGCAGGCAATGTGCCGTCATCGCTCGTCAGCGGCCAGATCGCCGTGAACGAAGCGGACGGCCGGTTCTTCTACCGCTCTGCGGCTGGAGCAGTGACGGCTTTTTCTCCGGTTGCGTCGTTCGCCACGATCGGGAGCTTCCCCGCAGTCGGGGCCGCAAATGTCCTCTATCTAGCGCAGGATAGCTCCCGCGTCTACCAGTGGAGCGGGGTTTATGTCGAGGTCGGAGTAGCGTCTGGATTTGATTTGCCAGCCGCCACGACCTCGTCCCTGGGTGGCGTGGTGGTCGGGACGGGATTGAGTGTCGCCAGCGGCACTGTATCGGCAAATGTAGTCAGCGTGGCTGGCCGCACCGGGGCGGTGGTGATCTCATCGGCCGACGTGAGTGGTCTGCCTACGGCTGGCACGGGGTCGGCGAACTACTGCGCGGGGGATGACGCGAGGCTAACCAACAGCCGGACTCCCACCAGCCACGCCAGCAGTCACGCCGCAGCAGGCAGCGATCCGCTGACGCTGTCGGCGGCGCAGGTGAGCGGGCTGGCGACTGTGGCGACGAGCGGATCGGCAGCGGATCTGTCGGGCACGCTCGCGGATGCGAGACTGAGTACAGCCGTGGCACTGCACTCACAGATCAACACCACGCTAGGGCAGGCGTCTGGTGTGATTGATTCAGTCCCGCGAGCTACAGCAGCCGCTGGCGTGACTGCTGGTGCTGGGCAGGCGATAATGGCCTTCTTCACGCCCGTGACAACTATCACGGTTTCGCAAATCGCGATGTCGAACGGCACTGGTGCGGTTGCTGCTGGGCTGACGCTCGCGCGTATGGGCATCTACACCTACCCGACGGAGGGCGGCACTGCAACGCTAGTGGCACGCACAGCATCAGACACAAGCCTATTCGCGGCAACCAACACCACCTACACGCGGTCGCTGGACACTGCTGGCGGATACCCGTCTACCTACACGCTCAATGCAGGGACTCGTTACGGCGTGGCGTATATCTGTGTTGGAACGACGCAGCCGCAGTTGATTGGTCGCACGGTGCTGACGGCCGTGGGCGTCTTGCCTCCGCGATTGTCTGGCGGTTCTACGACAGGTCTTAGCGATCTGCCCGCGTCGTTCACGCCCAACCAAAACAGCCAAGCACCGTTTGCGAGGCTGTCATGACCACCACCTACATCGGCATCATTGACGGCCTGCGTGTCTGGGAAGTCCGCGACGAGGCGGGCAACGTCATCGGCCTCAATCAGCAGGCAGTAGAGCCTGAGTCGCCAGCCGTGCCCGCCAGCGTCTCCGCCCGCCAGATACGCCTGTGGCTGGTCGCTCACGGCGTGTCGCTCGCTGCGGTCGAGGCAGCTATCGACGCAATTCCTGACGCTCTCCAGCGGGACAGCGTCCGCGTCGAGTGGGAATATGCACCTTACGTCGAGCGGTCGCACCCGATGCTTGTGCCGCTCGCGGCGGCTCTCGGGCTGACGGAAGCACAGGTCGATCAGGCGTTCGTCGAAGCAGCGACGCTGTAGCTAAATAACCTCCGGCAGCACGCTCGGCGCGGGCTCCCCAGGCGTGACTATCCGAGGGTCGAGGTATCGCCTCGTGACGGCGGGGCTCGAGTGATCGAGCAGACGCTGCGCCGACCCGCCAGCAGCCTCGTAATAACTGGCGGTGGTTTTCCTGACTCTGTGGAACTTGTCCTGCCGGCCGTGGGGCAGGCCGGCACGCTTCAAGATGATCTTGAGTCGGTTGTAAACGTAGGTTGGGTGCTTGTCCCACGGGATCGCGGTGTCCTCCGGCCCACGGCGAATCGCCAGGAGCGCGTCCGCGCAGGCTACGCTGATGTCGCGGAAAATGTCACGCCTGCGTCCCTTCCGATCCTCTGCACGAAAAATGACCGCACACCCGCGAACGTCGCGGCAACGGAGCGACATGATCGCGCCGATACGCTCGCCCGTTGAGTACGCAGTGAGCAGCATCGCGGGGAAAACGAGCGAGCCAGGGAATCCGCAGTACGAGAGTGGCTCCTGCCTGGACGAGTCGATGAGCCGCTGAAACTCATCAGCCAGCCACGCCTCTGGAATTCTTTCGGGCACGATGATCCTGGGCGTCTGCGGCCAAGTGTCGCAGAGTTTTCGCCGACTACAGAAGCCCCAGAGGGCCGTGAGCTGGGCCTTATCCTTGGCGGCGGTCGCCGCGGACATCGACCGGACGCGGTGGGCAAGGAAGCGGGCAACCGCCAACTCCTCAAGGTCTGTCGTCTCCGGCGGCCTGCCGAGCTGCTCCCCCCAGGACCGGAGCGTGTATCCGTAGAGCGTGATCGTCCGATCGCATATGCCGGTCATCGGCGCGTACAGATCGATCAGTATCTGTTGCAGCGTCATGGTGCAAGCCTCCCGCCAAAGGAGTACCACGCCGCCCTTATGGAGCAAGAGGTATCTACCGCCCACTTGGGTGGTGCCGCTGTTGCAACTCTTTTGCCTATAGGAATTCGGCAAAGTTTTCCGGCGTTAGGATAAACGCCCTGGATATCCGGCAGCCGGGGAACTCGGCACCGATGGTCATACGCCATTTTTTCTTCGCCTTGTCGACCGCCTGGGCGGGTGTGTCCGAGTAGACGACGACCTCGTCGGCGTCCTCGACCCCGGAATCAGCCCACTCGACGATGACGGTACGCTTTCGCATGCGGAAACCTCCATGTATCCGTGGCGGCTGGCTTTCTGCTGGCCGGTCTGGCACCATTGGTGGGCCAGCGGTTCAAATCCTCTATCCTCCACTTACGGATGTCAAGTGGGAGCCGTGGCGGGGTCGGATTGGCTTTTACGCCTGCCTCGGGAGTATCCTCCAGCGGAGAGACATTTCCGCCTGGAGGGTTTGCGATGGCAAAGAAGACTGACATGGCCCTGGGAAGCTGGGAGGCCGCCTGCCTCCTGGGCGTCCACTGGACGCAGCCCAAGAGGATGTCGGAGAAGGGGCTGCTCACGGCCAGGACGCTGCGGTCGCCGATCGTCTCAGACCCCGAGCGGGTCTTCAGCGTGTACTCCATGCTCGAGTGTGAAGAGAATTTCGCTGAGTACGAGGCCGCGATGGAGTCGGGGGGGACAGGCAAGCGAGCACGCACGGCGGTCGAGGAGCGTCCGGCAATGCTCAAGAAACTCGCCGCTGTCACCAATCAGATCACGTTCGGCGATGCCGTCTCCACCGGGGAGGCCGGCGAAATACTAGGTGTTCACTGGACGTTCCCCCCGCGGCTGGCTCTCGCCGGAAAAATTGTGGGGCGAGTCCTCGCCAACGGACGGAACAGAAACAGTCGTTGCTGGGTTTTTTCGCGAGCGAGCTGCGAGGCGAACGTGTCTCTTGCTCGTCGGCTCGAGGCGAACGGAACGAAACGCGGCCGAAAGCGGAAGCCGTCTTGACTCTTTTTCAGTAGCCTTCTATCCTGCCCTCCACGCAAGGGAGTGCAGGCATGCTCTGGACGCATCAGCAGGAAGCAATCGAATGGGCCGACGGGCGTCGCGACGCCCTGCTCTGGCTTGGAATGGGCTGCGGCAAGACCCGCGTCGCCCTGGAGATCATCAAGCGTGGGATGATCGCGGGCAGCATCAGACGCATTCTGGTCGGCTGCCCCAAAGCCGTCATGCCGGCCTGGGCGAAGCAAGTCTCGCTGTGGATGCCCGAGCTGCGGATCATCCTGCTCGACCGCGGCACCTCGGCCGACAAAGGCCGGCAGCTCACGGCCGCGATGGCCGACACCTCGCCGGTCATCATCGTCTGCAACTACGAGTCGCTCTGGCGAATCAAAGAAGTTGAAAAGCTCGCCTGGGACTGCTTCGTCTGGGACGAGGTTCATCGGCTCAAGTCGCCGTCGGGGGCCGCCAGCAAATGGGCGGCCAAGATGTGCAAGAAAAACCCGAAGGCCAAGCGTCTCGGGCTGTCCGGCACCCTGCTCTCGCAGAGCCCGCTCGACGCATACGGGACGTGGCGGGCTGTCGAAAGCCCCGAATGCCCGACGTTTGGGCCGTTCTACGGCCTGTTCAAGGGTCTGTACGCGATCGTGAATCCGAACGTCCCCGGCATGGTCATCGGCTGGCGGAACAAAGAACAATTCGCCGCGAAAGTTGCCGCCACGACGTTTCAGCGGCGCAGCGAGGACGTGCTTGACCTGCCCCCGATCCTGCATGTCGAGGTGCCGGTGGAGATGTCGGCCAAGGAGGGCCGCGTCTACACCCAACTCGAGCGCGAGTTCTGCGCGCAGGTCGACGGCGGTTACATCACGCCTGCCAACGCTATGGTCGGCCTGCTCCGCATGCTCCAGGCAACGAGCGGGTTCATGAAACTTGATGACGCGGCGGTCGCGAGGCAGATAGACGACGTGCCGTCCAAGCGGGCCGCCTTCTCCGATATGCTCGAGGACATGCCGGCCGACGAGCCGCTGGTGGTGTTCTGCCGGTTCCGCAGCGACATCGACTCTGTGCTGCATGCCTGTCAGTCGCTTGGGCGCAGCGTCAGCGAGCTATCGGGTAGAATCGATGACCTTGCCAAGTGGCAGGCCGGTGAGACCGCCGTACTGGTCGCTCAAATCCAAAGCGGCGGAATCGGCATCGACTTGACCAGGGCCGCCGTCGGCGTCTTCTACAGCCTCGGCCACAGCCTCTCCGAATGGCTCCAGGCAATCGCCCGCCTCCACCGGCCGGGGCAGGAACGAAACACGCGGTTTTTCAGTTTGGTCGCAACCCTACAAGGCAAGACAACGGCCGACGGCCGCGTGTATCAAGCCCTGTCTGAAAGAAAGGAAGTGATTGATGTCATCTGCGAAGGCTACAGAGCAAGACACACCGCTGTCGAGCGCGCTTGAGGCGATCTCCAGAATCGACCGAGAGATCGACTCGGCGGAAATGGCTGTCAAGGAACTGAAGAAGCGCCGCGACAAGCTCGCGAGCATTGCCGTGGAGGAAATGACGGCAGGAAGACTCGACGGAGTGCGAGTCGCCGGACGGAGTTGGCGGATCGAGTGGGTTCACTCGGTGACCGCCACGGCAGAAAAGCAGGACGCGATTCTGGCCGCGGCACGAGCAGCGGGGATGGAGGCCCAGTTGGTCGGCGTCAACACGACCCGACTGAAGAGCCTGCTCAAAGAGATGTCGCAGGCTGCGGGCAGGGACGCCCGCCAGCCCTGGGCCGAGGGGACTCCGTTCGCTGGCATCGTCAGCGAGTACGTCCGTCCTGAACTTCGGCACCTGACGATTCCGGGGGCAACGACCAACGAGGCAGCCCCGTTCTGAGTTGATTGCCAGCGGGGTGTGTTGCCTCGCTGGCGTGTGTTGATGGATCGATAGGAAAGCTCAAGGAGCAAATCATGAGCACTGCGATTTCGACGAACGTGAAGACGATCGACTACCCCTCGCTCTCGCCGACCAGCCGGCAGGCGAGGATCATCCAGTCGAACCTCGAGGGTGAGCCGATGAGGGAGCAAGACCTCATCAAGGTTCCGACGCCGGCAGGCGGCGGGACCGTCTGGGCGATCGACAACCAGGGAAATGTCGAGACGACCGAGGAGATCGTCGGCCTGCTCGTCGCCGAGGGCCGCCGCGGAACCCTGTGGCCGAAGGATGACCCGTCGGACATGAGGCCCGTGATCGTGACGCACGATCTGATCGTCGGCTACCGTGTGAGTGATGACCTGGGAGACTGTGACCCCAAGGCTCTGGAGAAGTATCGGATCGGCGACCGTCGTTTCGATTGGGCGGCATTGTCCACCGGACCAGAGTTTGGCTGGGGGTCCGGCAAGGCCGGCGGCCGGTCGCGGAAGGTCAAGGAATCCCGCGTGCTCGCCATCCTGCGTGAGGGCGAGACGTGGCCGATCCTCGTGACCGTCGGGCCTGGGTCGCTTGCGAGCTGGCTGCCGTTTCGGAAGCGTCTGCCCAGCTTCTCCTACGAGTGCGTGATCGGGCTGAAGCTCCAGAAGATCAAGAACTCTGGGGGTCAGCCGTACTCGCAGATCGTGTTCCGCACCGTCGGCACGATCTCCGAGGAGCAGGGGGCGGTGGCCGAGAAGGTCTACCACACCCCGCTGACGCAGATGTTCAACACGCCCCCCGCCGGGGCGACGGTGTCGGCCGCGGACATCGGCGACGACGAGTGATTCAGCCGGCTGGGCCGGCGGCCATAGCGGTTGGCTCATCGTCCGACCGCCCGGTCGCCTAGCCGGTTAGTGGCGTCGTAACGCCGGAAGTCGGTCCAGATAACCCGCGTCACCTTTCCCGCGGGCCTGGACGGGCGGGACTCATACCCCTGCGGGGTCGCCAGTGATGGCGGCTCCGCAGGGGGGTCTTTTAACCAACAACAACAAGGAGAAACCAAGCAATGGAAATGAACGGCGGCCAAGTCAACTGGAACGAACTTCGCGTCGAGCACGCGGACGGCGAGGATGTGCCGCTTGTCAGCAAGGTGGTGGTTGATCAATACGGTCTTCCTAGCAGGCTGTCAGAGGCGGGACATTGCGATTACCACTTGTGTCGGATGAATGAGTTTTCATCGCCGGGCAATGGCAAATTTTTTGGCCTTGTTGTCGCCTTGGCAGGGAACCTCGAGAAGTCGCTGGCGAACTTCATTGAAGGCAGCGACTTCGTCTTTGCATGCTTCGCATGGCTTACCAATTACAAAGTCCTTGACGCTCTCGCGTCTGTCGAGCACGGGTGCCAAGTCGTCGTCCAGAAGGAGGATTTCCTTCGGCCTGACGCTGGACACGCAAGAAGCTCAAACGCAACGCTTCGTCGAAAATACGCGGCGCTCAAATGCCCTTTCGGACGTATGAGTCTTCCGTTCTACGCACGCGATTTATCCGTTTGCTCAGACCCAAGAGTTGAGGCCGTTCGATGCGCTGGTGTGGCAAACACTGATCGAAGAGCAGCTTCTCCGAGGATGCACCACAAGTTTGCCGTTAGCTGCCGCGTGTCCTTCGGGAAATGCAACGTGTCCGGCGAAGATTATCCAATTTTCTCGCCGAAAAGCGTGTGGACAGGCTCGTTCAACCCCACAGCCAACGGGACTAGGAGCCGCGAAAACGCCATCATCGTCGAAGACGAAGCCATCGGCAGCTTTTATCTGAATGAGTGGTCGAAGGTTTTTGCGATGAGCGAGCCTTTGAACTGGCGGTCTAAGTGGGTCTGCCCGGAGTGGAGGATTGGGACGTGAGTGGGAGGGGAGGGCTTTTTTCTTGGCAATACATGGAGGTACATCATGGTCTTTGAATTCGACGTGAACGCGGTCTTCAGGGAAGCCTGCGCGATGATCGCCGTCGGCGGCCGCGTGGCGAAGCTTCACGGCATCACGCCTGACGGTTTCTGCACCTGCGGCAAGGACGGGCATCATATCGACGGCTCCGTCAAGAAGCAGTGCGGCAAGCACCCTTCCGGTGGCGATGGCTGGCAGCACCGGGTGGCGCGGACTGAAGACGATGTTGAGGCTTGGCTTGAAGAGTACGAGCGAGACGGCGTGCCGTTCAACATCGGCGTCGTTCTAGGGCCAACCACGGGGATCATCGATATTGAGTGGGATGATCCAGCGGGTCAGCAGTACGCCGAACAGATCGGGCTGACAAGGATCGCCACGCCGACATATTCGTCTGGTCGGTCTGAGCACCGGCTCTTCCTCTGGGACGATCGGTTCAGCCAGACCGACAAGGCGGTCGTGTATCCGAACGGCCTCGAGGTTCGGCTAGGCGTCGGCAAGAAGGCTTCCCAGAGCGTGATCCCGTGCTCGTGGCACTGGAAGGGCGTGCAATACAAGTGGAAGCCGACACTTCGCATCGACGAGGTTGAGCTTGCAAAGGTTCCAGAAGAGCTGGCGCGTGCGATCGTTAGTGGCCGCGTGAACGGGAGGCCGAACGCAAAAGCAAAGTCTTCTCGTCAGGTCATACACGGCGACGTGAACGAAGGCTCAAGGCACCCAACGCTATTGGCACTCGCAACCAAGCTTGTGATGAGGAATGACTTCTACGAGGACGACGACGAACAGGAGGACATCTTCGGGCTTGTATGGAACACGAACCTGCAACGATGCAAGCCTCCAAAGTCTCGCGAAGAGATATGGAGCATTGTTCATTCGTGCGTGTCGCATCGACGCGACCTTGAGCAGGCCGGCGAGATGGTGCCTAAGAAAAAAGCGGACATCGAGGAGACCGCCAAGAAGATCGGCGAAAAGGCTGCCGCAGGTGATGTGAAGAAGTCGGTGAGCGGATACGCCATGCAGGGGCTTGAGTGGAAGCCAGTCGATGGTTGGTCGGAAGGCGAGTGGCTCCCAGGCTGCTGGGAGATTCAGATGATTCAGTCTGACCCGCCCGAGATCGTCCTGTGCGTCAACCAGTGGAAGGACACGCCTTGCAAGGGCAAGGTGACGTTCGCGTTCGACGAATTCCGGTCGGCAACGAAGGTGGCGAACAAGGTCTTCTCGGCGACTCGGCGGGTGATCCTTGACGGCGACCGCGGCGAGTGGGAACGGGTCTGGCGGGGCCAGGAGGGCAGCAAGACCAAGCCCAAGATTCGTGGACTCGTCGAGAAGCTGGTGGACAAGAAGCAGGCAGACAAGGAAGCCGACATTCACGTTGGAGCCTCAAGCCTGCGATTCGCCACCCTGGCGGCTTACTTGCTCGAGACATTCGGCAAGGCGACGCAGCCGCGAGACGAGGATAAGCCGGAGCCGAACGTGTCTGGTCGCCCATGCTGGGTGAAGCCGGATGAACTCTGGTTCAAGTGGACAAAGGTTTGGGAAGACATCGGTCGAACGCACGACGTTCAGGCTGGGGAACGGATCAGGATGCGGCATTTGATCTGCACGAGGATGCAGGCGGCCGACATCCCCGAGCGGCGGCACTCATTCGGGACTGTTCGGCACTCGTTCACGGTCTTTTCTCCAGAGTGGATCGAGGCTGTTCAGTCTCTTGCCGAGGGGGCAACGGCGACTGACGGGGAATTCGCCCTTAATACGGGGGTTCCGATAGGGGTCGAGGGTGAAAAAACTGCTCAGGAACCCCGTATTCCGCGTCCTGGGTCGCAACTCGTTGCTGCGCAAGGACTTACGACTGACGCGGAATTTTGAAAAAGACGCCGATTCGGCGTCAGTGTTCGTAAAGTGTTTGTTTTCAGGGACTTACAACAAGGAGGTTTTCCGTCATGCAAGTCGCAAGGGTCATCGGAGGGGCTGGAACTGGCAAAACGAGGATGATGTTGGACATCGCCGAGAAAGCGATGGATCGCCCAGAGGTCGCAGGTAACCCATTCGCTATTGGCTTCTCCAGCTTCACGCGGGCTGCAAGGTCGGAGGCCGCGAGTCGCGCGGCGTCGGCCTGGGGGATGAAGCAGGGCGACCTTGAACGCCACGGCTGGTTCAGGACGGCACACAGCGTCGCCTACAAGCAGCTTGGCATCCAGAAGGGGGAAACACTGGGCGGAGGCAAGGAGGACGACAAATGGGTCTCTGAGGCCCTGGGGAGCGACGTGCAGTGCTCCATCGACGAGGATGACGGCGGGGTCGCTCTCTACATTGGCGACCCTGTGGCGGCTGCTGCGCTCAATTACTGGTCGTTCGCCCGGAGCATGGTCGTGCCCCTGCGGCAGATCGTCGATGCCGATCAGTCGCCCGACGCTCCGGGGGCCGACGAGGTGATCCAGAGAGTCGAGATGTACGAAGCAGCGAAGCGTCTGGATGGGAGGACCGACTTCACAGACATGCTCTGCCGGTTCGCGGGGGTCAGGAACGACCCGAAGACGGGGCCGGAGATGATCGCGCCAGAGGGTCTGGTGCCGGATACCGTCGTGGGATGGATTTTCGACGAGGCCCAGGATGCCAGCCGGCTGCTGGACATGGCCTGCCAGAGGCTGCTGACGGGGGACGCATGCCGGTGGGCTTGGGCGGTTGGCGATCCATACCAAGTTCTGTACTCGTGGGCGGGGGCATCGAGCAAGTATTTCATGGCATGGGATGTCGGGAAGAACCAGAAGATCATGCCGAAGAGCTACCGCTGTGCGAAGCCGATCCTCGAGCTGGGCGAGCGTTGCCTCCAGCGTCTGCACGACTACTGGGACCGCGGGATCGCCCCGGCCGATCATGACGGCTGCGTTGAGGAGAGCGAGAACTTCGAGGACGACCTCGCCGACATCGACCCGCGGGAGGAGACGCTGGTGATCGCTAGGACAAACCGGCACGTCGGCCGGATCGCTGCCATCCTTGACGACGTTGGTGTGCCGTTTCGCCGTGTGAAGGCCAAGCAGGGCTCCTACAATCGCGACATCGGCATGGCGGGCCTATGGAAGCTCCAGCATGGCATGGGTGCGACCGCAGACGAATGGTCTCAGGCGATCGATATCCTACCTAGCAAGACTTCGGACGGGCGAACGTGGCTGATGCGGGGATCGAAGAGCCAATGGAACAAGGGGCTCAAGGATCGCTTCGACATCCTCTTCCCCGAGGATTTGCCGGCGGTCGGGGCCACTGACCAACTGCGTGATGCCATTGCTAGCGGAGCCTGGAGCGGCCTGCCAGACGGCGGGTCGAAGTGGGCCTCGGCGGCCAAGCGGTATGGCCTGGAGCATGTGACGAACCCGAAGGTCAAAGTAGGCACTATCCATGCGGTCAAGGGACAAGAGGCGTCCAAGGTAATCGTGCTATCGAGCATTGGCCGCCGAATCCGAGAAAGCGAGGAAAACAGCCAGGAGCGTCACGACGAGGAACGGCGGATCGAGTACGTCGCCGTCACCAGAGCCAAGCGCAAGTTGATCGTGGCCCATGACCCCCGCGAAAAGTACCGGATGGAGATGCCAATATGAGCCTGCTCTTCGACGTTTCTCCCGATGAGCCGACCAGACGGAGGGGGTCGGCAAAACGGCCAAGCGCGCCGCAGACGGTTCCAGAACAGGAACCCGAAAAAACGCCTATTTATATAGGGGAATTGCCCACTAGGGCGATCCTCCCCATCGGGATGATCGACCACACCTACGACTGCGCCGACGGCCGCTGCGGCACGCAGTGCCACGACATCCTGCACGAGGATCACGGCGAGTGGTATCTGGCGTGCGTGTTCTGCGGCACCGGCCAGTGGGTCAAGGCGATCAAGGGGCATCTAAAGCCGCGCGAGCAGGAGTTCGTCCTGCGAGACGGTCGCTTCGCTGGCCTGACTCTCGCCGAGGTCGAGAAGCAGCCTCGCGGCATGGACTACCTGAAGTGGGCGGCTGAAAGCCACCCGCGATCGATGGTGAAGGACGAGTGCAAAAGACATCTGGACAGGACACTTGGTACCCGGTAGGCTACTGCCGCACACAACGGAAAGGATTCCCGTATGCCACTCTGCTTAACACGTCGCCCCGGTCAGAAGCTGATTCTGGATCGACCGCATATCGAGATCACGGTGGAATCCGTGGTCGGCAAGACGGTGCGTCTGGTCATCGACGCACCCAAGCACGTCAAGATCGTGCGTGAGGAGCTGATCTATCGGGCTCCGCCGAAGGAGACGGCGTCGTGATCAACGTCACCGCGTGAGTGGTGTAAGGCATCGTCGTGTTTAAATCGAAGAAGGGGTGAAGTCGTGAGCAAGAAGAAGCCAGCTTTCAGCGTCGAGCAGTCTCTCGCCGGTATCGCGAAGACGGTCCACGAGCTACGCGAGGAGGGCGAGTCGACAGACCGCATGGTGGTTGTCACTAGCAGGGGGCTCGCCGCCCTGACTGCCCGCGTCGAGGCTCTGGAGAAGTCGTGGGCCTCGGTGCTGTTCGATGTCGAGCAGCTCAAGAAACCGGCCCGAACGTGGTTCCAATTTCTCAACGGTGAGTGATGCTCTTGGGCATGAACGAAATCGAACAGTCGATCAGCGTCTGGCTGAACGTCGCGACGCTCCTCGTGTTCGTTGGGGCGGTCGTGTACATCAGCCTCATCCCGTACATGACGAGGGACAAGTGAAACCCCCTGCACCGATCGACATCGACGACGAGTTGTTCTGCATGGTGTGCAGGCCGTCAGAGGACGGGGCGGCGGCGTATGTCGACTGTCGCTTCGACAGCGTCCCGCCGACGAACGACGATCCCGACTATTCGGAGAATCCAGACGCGCTGCGGAAGGTCGCGGCGTGGCTGGTGAAGGCAGCCGATTGGCTCGAGAAGGAGCAGGGGCGATGAGGTTTTGGGGACTTCCACAAAAGGAGAATTCGATGTGTGCATTGGGTCTTGATGTCTCGGTGAGTGAAGAGTTGGCTGACATCTACGGCGGCGTTACGGTTGCGATCGTCCGCGTCACGCCGGAGGTGGCAGCAGAAATGCTGACCCGCAACACAAACAACCGCCCGATCAACAAGGCCCATATCAAGCATTTTTGCGAGATCATGCGGCGCGGCGAGATGATCATGAACGGCGAGACGATCATCCTTGACGCAGACGACGGTGTCCTTAACGGCCAGCATCGCCTTACTGCCTGCGTGCAGAGCGGCGTCCCGTTCGATAGCTTGCTGGTCAGAGGGGTCGACATCGAGGCGTTCAAGACGATCGACGGCGGAAAGAAGCGTTCGGTGGCCGACGCGCTGTCGATGCAAGGCGAGGCACACTCGACGAATCTTGCTGCTGCGGCCCAGGCGTTCGTCGCGTTCGTCGATTTCGGCGGCGTCATTCGAGTGTCAACCTCCGGGGCGACCAAAGTGACGCCGCAGATGGTCGATCGCGTCCTGCGGGCTCACCCCGGCCTCCGTACTTCGATGTTGGCGATGCGAAAGTCGAAGCTCTACGACAACCAGTACGGCTACCTGCTGCATTATCTGTTTAGCACCGTGAGCCGCAGGCTGGCGAAGGATTTCGCCGACTGCCTGTCTGGTCCGCACGAAGATGTCAGCCGACCGTTTGTCATCCTGCGGGAGACTCTGATCTCGCAGGGGCATAGGGTTGATCTTCGGCAGAGCCGCGCGGCCAAGGCGATCAAGGCGTTCAACGCAGAGCGATCCGGCGCGCGACCGAAGATGCTGAAGTTCTGCTCGGGCGAGGCGTTCCCGACGATCGACGGCCTGGACTACGAAGCTCTCGCGGAGTCGATCTGATGACAGGGTCGATGAACACCTTTCAGGATCGCGAAGACTTTCTGCGAAGGCACGTCGACTTGATGCTTTTGCTGGACGCCGTTTACTTTCGCAGCGAAGTCGTCGTTTTCGCCGACCTTGAGGATGAGAGCGGACGCAACTTCTCGTCTGCGTTTTCTTATTTGGAATACGTCATCTCCGAAGACGGGAAAGCATGGGCCGCGGCCATCGACAGGGAGTTCCTTGCTAACTTTCTGCGTGTCGCGTGGCCTGCGGCGAAAGCGACTATTGCTGGGCTGATGGGCGAATACTTCAGCGACGAGCGCGAGTTGGTTTTGGTGATCAGCGCAGGTGGCTGTCAGTTGCGAGGAACAACGGTCGCTGGAGTTGAGAGATGACTTCGACCCGCCTCTGCAACCGCTGCAACGAGCCGAAGCAGTCGAATGGCCCGTGCCCGAAGTGCGGGTGTTCAGAATTCAGGATTGTAAAACAATGACCCCACCCATCGAAGACAAAGCTCTCGCCGCCTTCCTGCTGGGCGTTCCCGCCGCGATGGCAGGCACGACCGACGACGCCGTGCCGGACGCGAGGTACATCGAGTACGGTTCTCGATTCCGCGATTACGCAGTTCGCTTCTCCGGCCGCGACGATGACGGCAAATACTCGGAGGCGACGGCAACTCTGTTGTCCCCGCACTGGGCGATCACGGCGGCGCACGTTGCAGTCGGAGTCAGCGGGATCACGCTGTCGAACCGTCTGGTTGACCGAGTTGTCATCCACCCGGACTGGGACGACGACAAGAACGGATTTCACGATCTGGCCCTGCTGCACTGTGACAAGCCCGCTGGCATTGCCTACTACCCACCACTTAGCGACGGCGACGAGAAGGTCGGGCAGACGGTCAGCATCGTCGGCTACGGACTCTACGGGAAGCTGACTGCGGGCCACGAGGGTTACGACGGCAAGCTGCGTGCGGGGACGCAGACGATCGAGCGGTTCGAGCGGTCGGTCATCGTCTGCCACGCTCAGTGTGGGACGAGCACGCTCGAGTTCTGCATCTCGCCTGGGGACTCAGGAGGCCCGCTTTTCGCCGGAGGCAAGCTGGCCGGGGTCAACAGCTTCACGATGGCCCCGAGGGGGCCGCTGAAGAGCCGCCAGGGCGAGGAGACGGCGCACACGCGGGTGAGTTTGTATCGGGAGTGGATCAAGGAGGTAACCGGAGAATGAGCGCCGAACGACTTGAAGAGCTTACAGAGATCAACCCCGAAGCGCTCCTGGCCGACGGCCTCGAGTCGGCGTTCATCGGCTACACGGCGAATCATCATCACGCCGTCGTCGCCGTCTACGACTACGACAAGTGCGTTCAGGCTCTCGTTGACCGCGACGGGATGACGCACGAAGAGGCCGACGAGTTCCTCGAGTTCAACACGCTCGGAGCCTACGTCGGCGAGAACGGCCCGCTGTATGTGAGGCTTGGTTAATGGAACTCTTCATCCTCAAGACCTCCCGTCTGCGCCGCTCCGAGAAGCGGTTCATCGCCGACCACCTGACGCGGCCTGGGAGCGACTTCCAGCGAGCCCTGCTTGAAGGCGAGCCTGCCGGCACGATCGCCATCTGCCTGGATCAAGGCGAGGTCATCGGCTGGGCGAGGTCTGAGATTTGGCAGGAGCGTCCGACGATCGAGGCGTTCGTGGCGACGGCCTACCGCCGCCGCGGCGTGGCGACCCTGTGTGTTGCCGGCCTCCTGACCGAGGGGGTCTACCGAGATCACGACAAGGTTGCTGTTTTCAGCCCGACGATGGCAAAGCTGGCGAGACGCCTGGACATCCAGTATTCGCTATTCGACCTGAAGCCCGACGGGACATGGAAAGAGGCTGGGGCATGACATCTCAGCCTCGCCTTACCGTTGTGCCATGCGACTTCGACGAGGCGTGTGCTTTCGTCGCGAGACATCATCGACATCACAAGCCGCCAGTAGGGCACAAGTTCTCTCTGGCCGTCGCAGACGAGGGTGGCTCTGTTCGCGCTGTGTGCATGGTAGGAAGACCTGTGTCACGGCATCTTGACAACGGGCTGACGCTGGAAGTCACGCGGCTCGCTAGCGACGGCTGCCCGAATGCTTGCAGTTGCCTCTATGGAGCTGCCTGGAGGGCCGCGAAGGCTCTGGGGTACGGGAAGCTCATCACCTACATCCTTGAGTCGGAGTCTGGTACGACGCTCAAGGCGAGCGGATGGAAGCTAATTGGTAAGAGGGGGGGGGGGAGCTGGAATATGCCGTCTCGTCCTCGCGTCGACAAGCACCCCCTTCAAAAGAAGTTTCTCTGGGAGGCTAGTTGAATGACTCCCGAGGAGCGAATCATGGTTGCCGCTGCGACGGTGCAGGTAGACAAGCTGGTCGCGACGATGCCCATGATCGAGACTCTCGGGAGGGCCGCGAAGGCCGTCAACGCCCACGGGCTGGCGACCGCCGCGTTTCTTCTCAAAGAGTCTATGGAGGTCTACGCTCACGAGATGCGTAAGTTTCTGGGCGGGATGGAAGACGATCTTGACACATAGGCTCCCGGTCCAGACAATGCGGCCGGTTCAGTTTCTTTTTTCACGGAGGATTCGACATGAGACTGTTTTTGTTTGCTTTCGCTCTGGCGTGCGTGACCACTATCGCCAGCGCCCAGAACGTGGTCGTTACCACGACGACCGTGGTCAGTGCCCAGCAGACGGCCGACGAATGCGCACGCACGGGCTTGCTGAAACACTGCCGCGTGCTCGGGGGCCGTCGAGAGGGCATAGGCTTCTCGACCGTCAGCCCGCTCGAGGCAGAGAAGTCGGCATGTTTCTACAACGAGGCCATGCGTGGCCGCTATCGGATCGTTGAGCGAGGCGTTGCATGGTCGCCGGCTCGCCGCGGCTGGTTCGCCGTCCTCCGGTATAGCAACTGATACTCCCAGCCGGTGCCATCGGGGGCGGCGACTCCTTCCGCCGCCCCCGATGGCCTGGAGACCAGAGATGACGGAATTCATCCGAGTCGAGTTTGTCGGCGGCCCTCTGGACGGCGCGATCCGTCCGGTGCAGGAGACCTGTGAGGCGATGCCGCTGGCGGCCGGCGCAGTGATTCATCTCTATGTGCGAGACGAGGTATTCGACGGGTACAGCGTGCGTCAGATCATGAGACATCACCACGTCATTCAGGCATGGACACATGGGTAGTTTTTCAGACGAGCTTCGCGTCATTGCGGCCTACAAGGTCGGCGAGGACTTGGCCGATCGGCTCAAGGCCGCCGACGAGACCCAGCGGCAGCAGGCCGCGGCTCTCCTGCGGGCGGCCGACGAGGTCGACCGCCTGAATTTCGGCTCTTACGCCGACTTGATCGGCAAGGTCGAGCAGTGGGCCAGGGACCGCCAGATCATCCCCAACAGCACGCCGCAGGCCCAGCTCATGAAGACCGTGAGCGAGCTTGGCGAGCTTGCTGACGCCACGCTCAAGAACGACCGCGAGGGCATCGTGGACGGCGTCGGCGACGTGATCGTGACGCTCGTCATCTACTCGGCCTTGCAGGGCGTGAGCCTCTACGGCTGCCTGGAGTCGGCCTACGGCGAGATCAAGGATCGCAGGGGCACGCTGACGCCCGAGGGCGTGTTTTGCAAGGAGGAGCAGTCGTGATCCTCGACGTAAAGACACACGGCCCTGGAAAACTTTTTGACGCCGACGGCGGCGAGATTCTGTGCGGCATCTGGGCCGACACTGAGACGGGCGAGGTGCGACAGTACATCAAGGAGAACGGCAGTCTCAAGTTCGTCAACGGCGACATCGTCATCGGCACGAGAACGTATCCCGCGCCGCTGCGGTTTCAACCTATGAAGAGAAAGGGGAAGTAATGTTCGACTGGTTGTTCGGAAGACAACGAATTCGTGCGATTGAGGCCAAGCTGGCCCAGGCAAAGCGAGAGGCCGCTCACCTCGAGAGCCTGTGTAAGTCCTGTTACATCGAAAACCAGCAGCAGCGGCTGCTCATTACCGCGCTCCGCGACGTGAACGCGACTCTGGACACTCGGTGCAATGAGATGGAGAAGAGGCAGTGAGCCCCGAGCTTGAGCAGAAGCTCTACGAAGACTTCCGTTCGCTGTTCGCGAATCGCGAACAGAAGGGGAGTTGCATGGCATTCGGCTGCGAGTGCGGCGACGGGTGGTATGACATTCTGCGGGCCGCGTGCAACCGAATCGCGGCCCACGAGGAATACGCTGGCGAGCAGACATTCTCCTTCACGCAGGTAAAGGAGAAGTACGGCACCCTGCGACTCTATCACTGCGGAGGCGACTCGTTCTGCAACGGCGTTGTCTCGATGGCCGAGGCCATGTCTGCCATGACCTGCGAGCGGTGCGGCAGGCCGGGGCGGCCGAATGATCGCGGGTGGATTTCGACGCTGTGCGATGGGTGCCGCAAATGACTCTCCCTTGCGAGCGTACTCGAGCCGTCCTCAACGTGAGAGAGTTTCTCTATCGTCTGTCGACGCCGTACATCGCGAACGGGATCAAGCGAATCCCGGCGGCCGTTCGCGACGAGGCGAGGAGACTCTTGCGGCACTACCCCAACGTCGTCGACCTTAAATACGCGAAGGAGTCGTTCTGCCCAGACGAGGCAGACCGCGCCATGAACGAGGGCGACGAGACAGAGCGTGGGGGCTGGCGATCAATCGCCGACGGAGAGCCGACTATGTCGCGGGTACTGGCCGCTCGCGAGGTCAATGGTCGCCGTTACGTTGACGTTGTCAGTTGGATCACAGAGCCTGACTCAGGCTTGCCAAGACTCAACCCAACGCTCTCGCAGATTACGCACTGGATGCCACTTCCCGAGCCACCGGAGGTGACATGACGCAACAACGCACAAAAAGCGACATATCGCCGGATCGTGTTGATCTCCGCGACACGTTCGCCGCTGCGGCGCTGACGGGGCTGCTTTCACGCTCCATCGCGCCAGAACAGGCGATGAGCCAATACGTTCGCATAGCAGCGACCTATGCCGACGCCATGCTCCGCGAGCGGGAGCGAACAAATCATGACGCTGCGCCGAAAGCGAAAGCCACAAACGACGGGGGAACCCCGAAGGACGCAGATGGCACCGGCAGTACACCCAGCAAGGCAGAGATCGACGCCTTGGAGTTCGTCGTCGAGGAGGGACGCATCGCCAGCATGGACGACTACGGCATCCTGCGGTCGTTGCTGATCAGACTGCGACCTGAATGGGAGAACCAGTCATACGAGGAAAGCGACGAAAAACGCACGAACACTACTATGAGTCGGGACGCTACACCCGGCGAGGGTAGTGTGCAGGGCGAGGGTACGGTTGCTCCAGCCGCATGGCTCGCCGTTGCCGCTGATGGCAGCGAAAGTTCTGCGGTCTACTTGCTGAAGGAACATGCCGAAGCTGCCGCCAGAGAGTGGGGTTGGTTTGTCGCCCCGCTCTATGCGCTCCCAGTGCTGCGGGCTGAAGACGAGATCGCAATTGAAGCAGCATGGGAACGCACGGGGCTGACGCCAACGTGGCCCGCAGACGAGGCTGGGTGCGGCGTGAAGTATGCGAATGCGATGGCGGATGAGATTATGCGGCTCCGCTCGCCCACGCTCACCGCCGAGGAGCGGGAGGCGGTGGAGGTAGCCACTCAGTGCGTACAGGCCCAAAGAGCCCAGCACCACCCAGAAGAAACAGCAGCTCACGAGCTATTGGACAAAAGCCTAGCCAAGCTCCGCTCGCTGCTGGAGAGGCTGAAGTGAACACCATCGATCCAGCCGCCTACGAGGGCGACATTGTTTCCCGCCTCCGCCATTGGCGTGGCCTGCACCTCGCTCACTGCGGCACGACGTTCGAGGCGGCGGCGACCGAGATTGAGGTGCAGCGCGCCTGCACGTCCGCTGCCCGCGACGAGATCGCCCGCCTGCGGCTAACGGACGAGGAGCGGGAGGCGATCTATCGCGCCGAGGCGCGGCTGCGGACGGCTTATGTGCCAGACGACCAGACAGCCGCCACGCTCCGCAAGCTGTTGGAGCGACTGAAGTGAGCGAGCGGCAGAGGCACACAAAAACAGTCACGGTCACCGCCTGCCGCAGGCCAGCGTATACGCGACGAACGCTTGAATCCCTGAAGCGGTGCCACGGCGTCGAAGAGTACGTCGTCACTGTCATAGTAGACCTGGGGTGCGACGAGACGCTGGCAGTGGCGTCGGAGTATGCGAGCGAGGGGTGGAGCATCGGATTCCCGGCAGCCAAGCTCGGCTGCAACGGGGCGATATTCGCAGCCTTGGACATCGGTTTCTCGCAGAGCGACTACCACATCCACCTCGAGGACGACACGCCGCCAGCCAGGGATTGCCTCCTGTGGTTTGAGTGGGCGAGGCAGTTCGGCAACAACGACCGCGTCTTCTCTGTGACCGCGTATAACACCGCCAACGGATTGCCAGACGGTGCCGACGCTCACAGATGGTTCACGCCCTGGGGCTGGGCGACATGGGCCGACAGGTGGGCCGAGATGCGCGAGGCGTGGCCCGTCGGGGGCGAAGTTACATGGGATGTCATCCAGAACACGCAGACGCGAGGCGACCGCTATGAAATTCGCCCAACGCTGGCCCGCACGCAAAACATCGGCCGCGACATGGGCGAACACAACACGCCAGAAATATGGGAGCGAGAACAATACAACGAACTCTGGGCCGGCGACGATTCCAGCACGTCGCGGTGGACCCTGGCATGGGTCGAGCAATGATGCTGGCTGTTTTACTCATCACTTCAAGGAGGATTCCATGCACTGCCCGCCCATCGATCTCAAGTACCTGACGCATCTCTGGAAGAGCGAGATGAAGAGCGACCAGATTTGCGAGCAGCTCGGCTGCACCCGCGGACACCTCTACAACCTCGTCCGCAAGCATCGCCTGGGGCTACGACCGCCGCAGTTCACTGCCGCCAGGAGCACAGAGACCCCGGACCCGACCCCCGAGGAGATAGCCGAGCGATCCGCCGCCATCCGCGCAACGTGGACGCCCGAGGAGCGTAGGTCTCGGCTCGTCGGCTATCGCAGCAACCCCGTCGAGGTGCCGCACTTCTACTTCCACCGCGAACAGTACATGTTTTCGTCTTGACCGTAAGGCTTCTGTAGCAGACAATCAGGGGATGCAACGGAAAGCTCCCCTGGAGAAAACCATCGTTGCAAATGTCATGGCTCAAGGAAGAGCCTTGGGCTTCTGGGCGACGAAGTTCCACGGGAACGCCTATTCGATGGCCGGCGTCCCTGACGTGCTCATGGTCAAGAACGGCCGCGCGTTCTGGCTTGAGTGCAAACGCCCAGGCGAAGAGCCGACGAAAATCCAGCTCCACAGAATGCGTGAACTCTCGGCGGCAGGATGCCCGGTGGCCGTCGTGACCTCGGCGGCCGAGGCGAGGCATTTTCTGGAGAACGTATCGTGAGCGATTGGCGTGAATTCGTCGAGTCCATCGATGACTCGCACCCGATGACCACCGACCGGCGGCATATCCGCATGCTGTGCGAGGCCGTCGAAGGCAAGCAGTGGCGAATCCTCGAGCTGGGCAGCCATAGGGGGCTGTCGGCCGCGGCGATGGCCCTGGCTTCGCCGGAGTCTGCGATCACGGCGGTTGACCTGTCAGACACCGTGGCCGAGGCGATGCGATCGACCTACTGGGCGAGCCTCGGGATCACGAACATCAGCCCGGTTACCGTGGACGCCGCGTCCTATCTGGCTCAGTGTCATCCGGGGCAATTCGACCTTGTGTTTCATGACGCGGTCCACGGGCCGGCGGCGTTCCTCGAGTACCTGGGCTGCGTCGAGATTACGAGCAGCATCCTGGCGATCCACGACTTCGAGCAGCTTGACGACGCCATGCAGGCGGCGGTGGCGGCGAAGTTCAGCACGACCGGGATTGATACTGACTCCAAGGGTCGCGCCCTGTTCGTGGGGTGGAGATGAAGAAGGCGCTCACCACATTCGGGCTGGGGCCGATGGCCGAACTACTCGACGCAGTGCTGCCGACGTTTGCGAGGTATGCCCAGGAGCACGGGTACGATCTGTTCGTACCTTCTGGCGAGCAGTTCCGCAGCATGAGCCGGCCCGTGTCGTGGGGCAAGATTCCGCTGATCCTGTCGCTCCTGAAGGGCGGCTACGACGCCGTGCTCTGGCTGGACGCCGATGTCGGCGTGGTCGAGTACGACAAGGACATCCTCGACGACCTGCCCGCCGACGCTCCGATGGGGCTGGTAGTGCATCACACCGCAGACGGAGCCGTCCCGAACTGCGGCGTATGGCTCGCGCGGCCCGAGGCCGTTAAACTGCTCGAGAGCCTCTGGCCGCTTGACAGCTTTCGCCGATCCTCCGGCTGGTGGGAGCAGGCGGCGCTGATCGCGGCCCTCGGCGGCGACCCCGACGCCACGCCCGTGTCGGTTCCCGCGGGCCGGGCCTGGGCGGAGTTGCCGTATGAGTGGAATCCGCACGCCAGAGACCCCAGGGGTTTCGCCGGCTGTCGCTTCTTTCACGCCACCACGCTCCCCGACCGCCGCGCCTCACTCATGGAGGCAATTCTGCGATGAATCTCCAGTACAGCCCGAGCATGACGATCAGACGCCCCGAGGACATGTGGTCTGTTAGCGACAACTACCTCGCCAGCTACCGCGAGCACATCGAATTCGGTCGGGTGGAGGCCCGCAGGCAGAAGCTGGCGATCGTCAGCATCGCCAGGAACTCGATGCCGCATTTGAAGAACACGCTGCGGCTCGTGGACGAGCTGGCGGGGCTGTGGCGGGACTGCGTCTACTACGTTTACGAGAATGACTCGACCGACGGGACCGGCGACGTGCTCGACGACTTCGCGATACGCCAGTGGGTCACCGTCGAGCACGACCGCCTGGGGGGCGAGGACGCCCGAGGGTTTGAGCCAGAGCGGACGGTTCGGCTGGCGAAGTGCCGCACCAAGTGCCAGGAGTGGGTGCGGCGACATGCGTCCGACGCCGGGTATGTCATGGTGCTCGACACCGACCCGCACGGCGGTTTCAGCGTGGACGGCGTTTTGAATAGCCTCGGATGGTTCTGCGAGATGCTCGGTTCGTCGCTCCGTCTTCGCGAGCCGGGGGCGATGGCGAGCTGCTCGCTATTCATGCGGGAGGAGTCGCCGGGGGTCTACGGAGCGGCCCAGTACGACGCCTGGGCAGCGAGGCCGAATTTTTGGGAAGACCTTCGGCTTCATGCGTGGTTCCACCTGTTCATGCCGCCCGTCGGCACTCCGCCGATCCCGATGAACTCGGCGTTCGGCGGCCTGTGCCTCTATCGCCGGGAGGCTTTCCTGGCAGGCACCTACGAGGGCGGCGACTGCGAGCATGTCTTCCTGCACCGCTCGATGCAGCGGGCCGGCTACCAGCTCTTTCTGAACCCCGGATCGAGGTACGTCGCAATCCTGCCATGATCCTCTCGGCCAACCAGAAGCGTGCTTTGCGACGGCTCTGGAAGGGCGACTCAACGACAGAGGAAATCTGCGTCGAGTTGGAGTTCACGGTCGACGAGCTGGCGGTGGCCGCCGGCCTTCTTGGCCTACCGGATCGCCCCGAGCCGGATTTCTACCTGCCGACCCCGGCTCAGATACGCCTGGAATGCGCCAAGATTCGCGCTACTTGGAGTCCCGCCGAGAGGGAGGCCCGACTTGGTAAGATGAGTGTAGCTACTGGAGCAGACAACAATGCTGGCGAAAGTCGAATTGGTGATCGCTCCAAAAGAGGCGCGGCTGACGATCCGCAAAGGCGACGACATCGTCGAGGACGAAGTGTGGTCGTTCGGGCGAACGATCGGAAAAAGCGAGGCCGCCGAGTTCGCCAGGGCCGTGTTCGATGACGCTTACGACGGCATGAATTTTATGGTGCATGGTGATTGAGGACGCCGACATCGATCGCCGCGAGTTCGAGAGCCGCCGCGGCGACGACTCGACGCCGCTGATGGCGCTTGTCCGAGATCAGCCGTATGTGCGGGGGAAACTGACCAGCGAGGGCCGCACTGCCAGCCGCGAGTATCAGGCATTTCTCAAGAGGAATCGCGATGGACGAAAGTGACGAGCAGTTCGGCCAGATGTACGGTGGTCTTTCGATCATCGACAAGGTCCGTCTGCTGGCGGCCTGGGCACCGCTCTTGGCGAAGCTCGAGGCCGTCGCTTTGGCGAAGACCCCAGCCGAGAAGGCTCTTGCACTCGTCGCCGCCCTCCGGCTGGCGGCAGACAAGACAAAGACTGACAAGGACAACAACGTGCTCGACCGGATCGAGGCTGTTTTGAAGACGCCCGAGGGTCAGGCACTGGTCGAATGGTTCGCTCTCGTCGCACAGGAGATCACATGACATACGAGCAGATTGGGGCCGGGATTATTGCGGCGGCAGTGGTGGCGTGGCCTAAGATCGCCGCCGTCGGCAAGTTCGTGCTGGGCAAGCTGCCATCGACGCCCCTGCCAGCCCCCAGCGTGGCCCCTGTGGGCTACGAGGACGCCATTCACAACCTCGCCCGAGTGCGAGCCCGCCTGAACACCACGGGTCACCTGGGCGAAGAGAAGAGCCCACAGCGGGCGGCCATCGACACTCTAACGCTGGCCCTGGTGGCCGGGAGCGACAAGTAGTGAACAACACAGCGAGGTACATCGTGGCAGTCGCACTGCTCGCATTCGCCTGGAGAGGCGGCTCGCTGGACGTGAAGTGGCCTCTGCCGCCGCAGACAACCGTCGTCGCCGGGAAGCCGGCCGACGATCAGATCAAGTGGGCCGGCGAGCTTAAAACTATCCTGCCCCGGATGCTGCCCGCCGATCGGGAGTATCTGAGCAACTTCTACGACGCGATGGAGTACATCCTCAAGCAGGACGGCGAGAGGTCGACTCCGATCATCGGCGATACCGAAAAGTTCACGGTGTTTCACGCCGGCAGCCTGAACCTTGCGATCCAGAAGAAGAACGTCGGCAAGTATCCCGGCCTGGACAAGGCCATCGACGCTGTTTTCTTCTCTGCGGCGGGTGCCGACACAGCAATGGTCGATGCCGTGAAACGGCAGCAGCTCATGGACGCCTGCGGTGTGCTGCGGTGGAGCTTCAAGGTGAACGGAAATGAGTGACTTCGACCCCGCTGAGAAGTACGCGAAGGGTTTCATCGGCTGTCGCAAAGACCCGCGCGCCGACGAGGTCTTCGCTGACTATGTTCTGCGATACGGTGGTGATCCGAATGGTGCGAACGTCGCCTATGACTGGGGGCTCGAGCAGGCTGGGGCTGGCAAGCTGTCGACGCTCTGGCGAACGATCGAAGCCGTGTTTCCTGGCTCGCTGCCGGGGCCGAGCCAACTTTTTGGAGATTGTGTCGGATGGGGCTGCTCGCGAGCCTTGCTCGGCAGCTTGAGCGCAGAAATCTACGACAACAAGCCGGACGAAGTGACCGGCCGACTTGAGGGCGCGCCTGAACTTCCAGCGGCCGGTATCCGCGAATCAGTCATCGCGAGTGAATCGCTTTTCGCGTGGCGTGGATTCAACGGGGACGGCTGGGTGTGCTCTGAAGCAGCGAAGGTCGCCTGCGAGAAGGGCTTCCTCATTCGCAAGCCATACCCCGATCTGAAGATTGATCTCACGCACTACACCGAGAAGACGATTCGCCTTGGCGGCGCGACGCCCCCAGGCGAGAACTGGCTGCGCGAGAGCAAGCAGTACGTCGCGAGGACGGCGACATTTCTGAAGGGCAGAGAACAGGTGAGGGATTTCCTCGCGTCCGGCTTCTGCGTCTTCAATTGCAGTTCTCTCGGATTCGAGAATACGAGGAACGAGGACGGCGTGAGTCGTCAGGTTGGACGATGGGCCCACAGCCAAGCCTGGGCGGGCTACGACGATCGCCCTGAGACTCACAAGAAGTACGGGCAGGCCCTTGTCCTTTGGGTGAACTCCTGGGCGAAATGGAACTCAGGGAGTCGCAAGGTGCTCGGCACCGACCTCCTTATTCCAGAGGGTTGCTTCTGGGCTCTCGCTGACACGATCGACAAGTGCCAGTGCATCGCACTCTCGAGCGTGGCCGGCTGGCCGCGTCGTCGTCACACAACCTACGGAGCCGAAGGCAATGTCTAAGGTTGCTCTCGCGATCCTGCTCCTGCTCTGCGGCTGCTCGAGCGCCGCCGAAGACCTCCGACCGTTCGTCGCAGTCGCCGGCAAGTATTCGCTGATGTCGCAGTCCAAGCCGGCTCCTGCTCCGTCTGGCGTTTGTAGCAATTGCCGCGGCCTCGGGTATTTGTCTGACGGTCGCGTGCGTTCCGAGTGCCCCGTCTGCAAGGGTACGGGCAAGGCAACGACATCCGCCGCCCTGGCACCACCATGCAAGGACGGCAAATGCCCGACGCCAAGTACGACACGCTAAAGCGGTATGTATCGCGAGCCGGTGGCATCCGGCTTTCGACGCACCCGGCCCTCCGCGATCAACTCGTGGAATGGGCGGTCGAGGAGTTCCCAGTCGACGCGCCGGCTGAACGAATGGAGGAGGTGCTCGCCGCCCGCCTCCGCATCCGCGCTCGAGACAAGTACGGATCAGTAATCGCCGCGATCCTGATCAGCGTGCTCGCTCAGTTGATCGTGAAGGCGATCATCGCGTGGTGGAAAAAGAACCACGCCCATAAGGTTCTCATGTACGGGTGGCAGGAACAGTCTCGTGCCCAAAAGAATCCCGACGTTTAGACCGCCTCGTTTCTCCCCACGGGGGGAGGCCCGCCCGACGGCGGCGTCCCGCGGATACTGCTCTGCCTCGTGGCGGCGCACCCGGTTGGCCGTCATCGCCCGCGACCAGGGCATCTGCCAGTTGTGCGGGCTGCTGGTGGTCGGCTCCCCCGACATCGACCATATCGTCGAGAAGGCGAAGGGCGGCGATGAGTCGATGGGGAATCTGAGAACCTTATGCAAGGCATGCCATAGTAAGAGGACCGCCCGCGACTCTTGTTAAAGGCGACCCCGCTCGGCCTTCTCGCGGTTCACTCGCTTCTGCGTGCCGCCCGACGCCCCCCACTTCTTCACCATCTTCTGGTGAGCGGCTGAGCCGTAGGGGTAGTAGTACTCCTTGAGCACGGCGATCTTCGACTTGTGGATCGCCGGCTTGCCCAGGATTTCGACGACGATCTTTTTGCCGGCGGCCTCGGCCCGCTGAACGGCCCTGGAGAGTGTCCTCCGCGGGCAGCCTAGCTCGTCCATAGCCTGCTGGATCGTCAGGTACTCGCTGATATCAATGGGTTTCATTAGTTTTCGTCTCCTACTCCGACGAACACGCCGGAGATGTCCACGCTGATGTTCAGGGAAAGCTCGGGCTCGCCGTCCGGCTCGAGGGTCAGGATGATCTGGCCTACCTCGACATCGACCTCGTAGCCGATGCCGATCGTCTTGCCCTCCCACTGGCGCTCGAGCTTGTCCAGTGACTTCGTGACGCGATTGACGATCGACTCGGAGGTCTTCCGCTTCCTGCCATGCGTCTCGACAGCCTTGGCGTGAACGCCCTCGGCTGCCAGCTCCTCGATCCGCACCTGGGCGGCGTCGAATGAGAACCGCTCGGCAAGGTCAACCTCGTCGGTCCACATTCCATCGGCCAGCCGGAAGTTTTCGCCGGCAATGTCGCTCAGAACATATTTCATCGTTTTCCTCTCGTTTCCACATTCGGGTAGGGGTGACATTCTATACGCCAGGACAATCATCGGACAATGCTAAACAGGGATTCGACGAGATCGTGGACGGCCCTCGCCGCCGTGCTGTCCGACCCGAGCAGTTGCCCGAGTCGGATCAGCACGAGCGTGCGGACGAGGTCATCCATGACCCATTTCCACGGTCGGGGGGGAGTCATACGGGCACAGCCTCCCCGACGCGGAACGACGCCGCCTTGGCGATGGCGTTTTCGGCGGAGGCCACGACGCGATCGCGTACTGCGGCGATCTCCTGGGCACAGTGAGCCCAGGCATCCGCCTCGGTCAGGCAGATCGTCTCAAACTCGTACTTCTCGCGGACCCCGCCGCCATACAGGCGGAACAGGGGCCGCTCCTCGATCACCGCCACGACGACGACCGAAGTCACCATCGACTCAATCGCGTCGATGTTCCTCGTCGACACCCATGCGCTCCAGACCCTATCGCCTACTGCGTGACTCATGTTGAGTCTCCTTTTGAAGTGAAGTATCGTTTCGTAGCCTATTAACTATCGACCAGTAGCCTATTGATCCTTGCGTTTTTTGCTAGCCCGCTTCTTTTCCCGCAGGCGGTTGATCTCGTCGAGGGCGTCCTGGGCCACGCGATTCATCGCGGCGCGGCAGGCAGCCTCGCTGGCGATGCCGCTGCTGACCAGAAATGTCAGCCAGCCGGCCTCGTAGGGGGTCACTCGGTTTTTCATGATCGGGGGTTCCTGTTGTTTCCTCGGACGGGCCGCCGGAACGATCCGGTGACCAGATTGCCGGCGGGGAGGCCGGCGCTCCTACGCTTGCGTTGCCGCAGCTCGCGGTGCATTCGCATGTTGTCGAACATGAGCTGTAGCCACTCACGCCGAATCTCGCCTGGGATCGGGCCGTAGGTGATCATCGGGCTGCCTTTCGTTTCGCCGGCCGGGCTGCCCGCTTCGCCGCGGCGATAGCGTACTTCGGGGCGGGGACATCGTCCTGGCACTCGCCGTAAATGTCTCTGAGCGAGTAGACATCCATGCGGCCCTCGTCGGTGTCGCCCCAGTCGCAGATGCCAGCCGGCCGTTCCTTGATGATCACGGCCAGGGCCGGGATGGTCTCCAGCTCGTTGGTGAAGCGACCGCCGTGCTCGTGATCCCACTTCCTGCTTGTGAACGTGCCGACCGCGTGGAAAGCCACCTCTGCGGGCGATACCGGCATCCCGCGATCGCCGAAGTAGGCGCAGACCGCCTTCTTCGACATTCGCTTCTTCTTGTCGATCTTGAAGCCTTCTTTCGTCATCGTTTCCTCTGCTTTCGCCGCACGGGGTTGTTGCGCTCGGGGGTGGCGGCGGCCCTCGAGCGCGGGTGGATGTTGTCTCAGAATCCCGTCCGCAGAACTGGTGCCTCGCCGGGGAACAGGCTCAACTCGCGCTCGCCGGCTCCGCCGCAGGTGCCGATGTAGTCGGTGATCCAGTAGCAGCCGTCGCGGCCGTTGTTGGGCTGCCACTCGACGATCCACCAAGGCTTCGCATCCTCAAGCCAGAAGACCATCGTTCCTCGGGCAAACTTGGGGGCGGCTTTTCTTCGGCTCGGCTTCTTTGCTGTTTTCTTCTTTGCCATCGTCGTCCTCTCGTTTCGCCGGCCGGGGCCGGCTGGGTTATGGTCTATCGTTTCGTCGTTCGGGGTGCTCGGTCAGATTCTTCTCGCCACAATCCCGCGGCTCGTCACCGCCCTGGGCGTCGTCGCTTCAACGTCGATCATGGGGTAGCCAAACTTGCCCTCGGGGCCGCAGTCGTGCGGGGAGCCCGCCGCCACCCGGTGGCGAGCGCGGTCTTTCGCAAACTGCTTCTGGTTCTCGTAGCGGATCGGCTCGCCAATCGTCGCGTAACCGACCAGTGTCGCCCGCCCCCGGCCGGTGCGGACGATGCCTACCCGCTGCCCCACATACGGTCGGAGCGAGTTGGTGCGGCGGGTCTCGACCGTCTTCTCGCCGCGCAGAATCTGAGCGGTGAAGTCTTGGGTCTTGTCGTTGATGTTGATGCCCATCATCATGATTGCACCCCGCAGCAGGCGCAGCGGCAATCCCATTGCGAAGCCGGTGATCTATTAGCGCGGGCGGCCTCATCGCCTCCCATGCACGGCGAATCGGCCTCGACGCAGGCAGGGCAATACGGCACCCCATCAAGCCAGTACCAAGGTTCCGGCACCCCCGCGGCCTTGCGGGCCAGCCGTGCGTTGTGCCGCCATGTCTGGCCGCCGTCGTAGCTGTAGCGGCGTTTCAATCCAACCTGCGAGGTCATCCTCGGGATCCCGTATCCGTCAGTTTCATTCCATGTTTCAGCAAGCATCGTCGTTTCCTCTCGTTTCGCCGGCCGGGGCCGGCTGGGGTGTGTGTTCTCGTTTCCACGACCTGGGGTCTACTCAGCCGCCGCGTCGGCATCAGCCTCCGCGATCACCTTCCTTGCCGCCTCGCGGCCGGCATCGTCGGCCGCGGAGATCGCTGCCTTCTCGGCATCTGTCAGGTCAGCCGCCATCGTGCCGATTGCACCTGAGTGATAGCCCCAGTGTGCTCCACGCCACTGGGAGTGGAGGCACCGCGGCCCCTTCGGCGGGCAGTCATCCATGCGATTGGCGCGAGGATCATCTCGCAGGGAGTGAATCGCCGCCCTGCGGTAGGCCTCGGTGGCATCTTTTTGGTACGGATGCCCCAATCCCGCGAACTCGTCAATGTTTGCGCAGTTGCAGATCGTCTCGCTGTCGATGGCGAATTCGACTGCGACGGCAGGCAGCGGTTCCATGTGCCAGCGGTTGGCGACGACCGCATCCGCCCACTCGGTCAATTCCTCCTGAGTAGGCGCGACGTACTCAGGGTCGCGACCAAACATCTCCACCATCGACTCGACTGTGAAGTAATCCCGCACCTCCGCCTCGGTCGCAAACTCGTCGCCCTGCGCGAAGGCAGTGCGGTCATCGATCTCGTTTTCATTCAGTGTCATCGTCTCTCTCCTAGTGTTTCGCCGCACGGGGCGGCATGGGGGTGAATCGGGTTCTCGTTTCCACGGGCCGGGGGTCAGGCAGCCGGCTGGCAGGCAGACCCATCCTCGGCGTCGATCCGCCAGCCGCCGTCGCGGGCCTCGTCGGCGTCGATCATCGCCTCGTCGTCCACGTTCAGCTCGTCCTCGCCGCCCTCGCTGATCGCGCCGGTCAGCTCGCCGCTGGCGTCGATGACGGGCCAGATGCCCTGCCAGTGCAGGGGTTCGGCCAGCCGCTGCCACTCAGCAGAGCGATAGTGCAGGCCGCGGCCATCCGCCGCGGCGGTCGCCTCGTCCGCAGGCCGCCACTCGCCATGTTCGGGCAGGATGCCGTTCTGCGCGTCGAACTCGCCGTCCGTGATGCTGGCCGCGTGAATCGCCACGCCGCTGCGCGGCCGGCTGCGATCGGCCGTGCGGCGGTAGAGCGTGTCGCTCTCCCAATCGACTGCGTATTCCACGCTCACGGCCTGCCCCGCGTCAGCGGGCATCTGCTCGAAATCCAGGTTGTCCAGGTTCATCGTCGCTCTCCTCTGAGGTTTCCACGTTCGGGGCCACGCTGGCCCGCCGCAATCCCCGGTCAGCATTTCGCCGGCCGGGGGTAGCGGGGGGTCGGCTAGGCTGTCAGGTCAACGTCGCGGCCGTCGTTCGTCATCCACCGGGCCTCCGTCCAGTAGTCGTCGCTCGGGCACTCGTCATCGTCCAGCGTTTTCTGAACGATCACGATCGCGCCGGCGCGGCCCAGGTCGAGGAGGATGCCCGCGTATGCTCCGTTTCCCTCGCAGTGCAATTCAGCGGGCGTGAGCGGCCTCGCCTCCCGAATTCGCTTGCCTGCCAACTGGTCTAGTGTCAGTGTCTGCATCGTTTCCCTTTCGCATCGCTTCCCCCGTCCGGGGGTAGTGTAGTTTCGTATCTGTCGCACCCGCCGGCAACGTGCCGGCGGGGAATGTCGGTCACCGTCGCATCCACCAGGAAACGCTGGCCCCATCCGCATCGAGGCCGGCGACCTCAAGCAGGAACGCGAGGTTGCTCCGGTCGCTCGCATCGATCCGCGGGTCGGCCGCCACAGCGCGAGCCTCGGCCGCGGGCAGGCCGTTCTCGATCATCTCCCGGCCACGCACCTCGATCGCCACTTCTGTCACAGGCAGTATGCGGGCGAGCGCGCCCTGCCAGCGGTGCTGATCGTTCTTGCTCACGGTCACATACCCGCGTTCGCCCATCAGCATGATCGACTCTTTCATCATTCCCATCGTCGTTCTCCCGTAGGGGGTTTCGTCGTTTCCACGCCCGCCGGCAACGTGCCGGCGGGGAATCAGCCGCAATCGACACAGAGCGTTTCGCCGCCCGTCCAGACAAAGTAGTGCGGCTGCCCGGTGCATCCGCATGCCTCGCAGGCCAGCCGCGGCGGGCAGACCATGCGGCCGGCAGCCACCTCGCACAGTGCCGAATAGAAAGATGCCGATCCCGGCATCGTGATCCACAGTGCCCGCACTGCCTCGTACTCGCTGCGGGTCATGCCGTCGCCATAGAGACGGTACGTTGCGTTGCCCAGGCGGAACGCATATCGCAGGTCGCCGCCCATCAACGTGCTCACCAGAAGGTATTTTGCTCGGTCTTGTGTCATCGTCTCGCTCCTTGTGTTTTTAGTATCGTCTTGCTCTAGGTCAATCCTACACAATGATTACGCCGGCGGTCAAGCCGTCTTGCGCGCGGCCCGAATTTTTTTCTGCCCGCCCGCCCGCCGCACCCGATAAGGACGGCAGACGAGCCCCGCCACCCGCGACCGCCGCCGGCCGGCAACGTGGATCACGGCGAAGCCACCGGCACCGTAGGCCAGCAGTTGCACCCTGCCCCGCCGACCGGCATCGACCGCCAGCAGCGTGAACACGCCGCGGGCGGCGAGCGGCACCTTCTCGCCGGATGCCAGCCGGTAGTATGGGCCGCCGGCCACGCGGAAGCGGTCGCCGGGGTGGAGCGTGATCCTGGGGGAGAGTTGGTAGCCGGTCATCGGATCACCTCGACTACTCGCTGCGGATCACATTCGCGAACTTCGATGGGCAGGCCGGCAGGCAAGCCCAGGTGGGCGACGAACTCGGGAACGAGTTCAATCGCCCGCTCGCGGGTCATCTTGTTGTCGGGGCCGCCGTCGCGATTCCAGTTGGAGTCGGTGTATCGACCGGCATCATCAGCGGCATCGATTGCCCAGGCACCGCCGCCTTCATGGTGAACGCGGATTTTTGTTGCCTCGCCGGGGTCGATGTATTCGCTCATGGTCTCGTTTCCTCGTTCCAGGGTTCGTCTCGTTCCGCCGGCCGGGGGCAACGTGCCGCCGGCCGGGATCGGCCTTAGTCGTTCGCCGGCTCGCCGCCACCGCGCCTGATCTCATCGTCGATCAGGCGGTTGCCCGCCTCGATCATGGCAACCTGGATCGCGTCTTCGTTGGCGTTCAGGAAGTCGATGCATTGATCGACCGTCCAGGCAGGCATCCGCTCCTGAATGTCTCTCACGCACCAGGACACGCCCGCCATCTCCTCGTCGATGTTCGGCACCGTGTGTTCGATTTCCAGCCCCTCGGGCGTGATCTCGACGATGGTGCCGATCTCGGTATCGCCGTCGCTCCCGTCGCACGCTTCCTGGTCGTCGAAGTCGTCATCCTCCATCGCGAGTTTCGCGGCCTCCTCGGGGCTGGATGCCTGCACATAGGCGATGGAGCGGTATTCCACGGGCCAGTAGCGGACAACATGAAACTCACGCTTCGCGGTCTTCTTTGCCTTCGTTGCCATAGTCGGGGTTCCTTGTCTCTAGGGTTTTCACGGTCGGGGACTGCCGGCAACGTGCCGGCGGCCGGGGTCACGGGTTCAGTTGGCATGGGGAAACATGAACAGCACATACCGATGGCCGCGGATCGTCACCGTCTCGTAGGCACCGCTGTAGAGTTCCTGAAGCGTCGGCATCAACTCTTCTTCCATCTCGGGATTCGCGAGGCAGATGTACCCATCGTCGCGGTCCTCGATGCGGTACGCTTCAATGTGATGCCCTGCCCCCAGGATCGTGACTTGGGCGAGGAGTCGGTCTGCGTTCTCGCCGCCGTTCCATCCGCTCTCCATCCAGGCGGAATCGGGGATATCGAGGGTCAGGTTTGTGGTTCTCATGGTCGGGGTTCCTTTGTCTCTAGGGTTCTCACGGTCGGGGACTGCCGGCAACGTGCCGGCGGCCTTTGTCTTCAGATCGCATCGACGGCTTTGCCTCCCAGCGTGCCGCCGTCGTCGCACAAAACGCCCGCGGCCCGCGCCAGTCGGATCGCCTCCTCGTCGCTGTCGAGCAGGCCGCTCTCGTCGCACCGCTGCACCTGCATCCAGCCAAGCCCGCGTTCAAAAACGTCCCACCCCTGCTCGCGGCCGACAGTCGCGCCCAGGTTGATTGCCCGCAGATGCTCCAGGTCGATCACGGTCGGGTCGCTGTCGCCGCGGTTGTAGACCATCACCCGCAGCCGGCCGCCCCAGAACTCGACGGCGATCTGCGCGCCGCTATCGGGGTGCCCGTATCCCTCGGCCTCGATCCAGATGTAGTCGGTGCCGGTGCTGCTCACCGTCACGTTCACCGGCTTGCGCTGGCTTGGCCGGAGGGTCTGGTCTGCCAGGGCGAATCGCTGCGTGATCTTTGTTTGCTCGGTCATCTCTCGTTTCCTCGTTCCAGGGGTGTTGTCGTTTCCACAATCGGGGGCCACATGGCACCCGGCTCGACCCCGCCCGCGGGCGGCGGGGCCGTGCCGGAGGTCAGGCGATTCCGAACAGCCGCCGGAAGGCGGCATCGATCTCCTGCATCTCGGGGGCGGTCGGGTACGGGTAGCGGTCGCTCGCCTTCACGAACTCCTCGGGCGTGATGATGTTCGCGAGGTAGTCGTTGTCGGCCTGCCTCCGCACCCATGCCTCGAAAGCCCGCGCCGCCATCTCCTCCGGCGTGGAGTAGTAGGGGCGGCTGCGGGTCTGGTCGGCCTTGCGCGACCGGGCAGCCATCGGCAGGCCGTTCAGCACCGCGGCGAGGTGCCGCAGGCCAGCCGTGCCGGTGTAGCCGCTGCCCCCGTCCAGGCTCGTCGCGGCGTGATCGTAGGCGTGGAACCACTCATGCGCGAGGCAGCCCGCGCCGGCGGTTTTGGTCAGGTTGATCACCCGCCGCCCCGGCTCGTAATGTGCCGCCGCCTTGCCATGACCGCGGGCTCCGAACGCGAGAGCCAGCCGGCCGTGGAACGTGATCGCGGCCGGCTGCCACCGGATGACCTGGGCGAGGTCGAGCAGGGCATCGGTGGTGCGATTGAGGCAGGAGTGGCGGTCGGTCTGCCAGTTACCAAACTCGACCCCGTAGGCTCCGAACGTCGCGAGGAACGTCTCGGGCGTGACGTTGCCGCCGGCCCGGTGATCGACGCCGGCGCGGGCTCGGTTGACCGGCCGTCGCAGGCATTCGTCAGTGACGTTTTCGCGGGCCTTTGCGGCCTCCCACAATTCCAGAAACGTCGCGAGGCCGTGGTCGGGGGTGGCGGTCGCTTCAGCCCACCATCCGCGGGCCTCGCCCACCGTGGCGAACGTCTTCAGCACCCTCCGCGCCTTGTCGCCCTGACGCAGCAGCACATAGCCCGCCTGCGGGTTGATCCAATAGCACCCGAACCGCGGCGGGCGGGGCTGCCGGCGGCGGCGGGTGACAGTGGCGGTCGCAGCCTCTCCGCTCGTTTCGCTGCACCGGGCCGCGGCGCGATCCTTGGCCGCGCCGCCGATCTTCTTTCCGAAATCCTTGACTGTCGTGGTCATCGTCTCGTTTCCTCAGTCGGGGTTGTTACGCTCGGGGGGGCCACCCCGCCGGCAACGTGCCGGCGGGGGATTGTTTGCATCTGTAGGGTTTCAGTCGCGGAACAGCGGCATGATCACGGCCACCAGCCGCGGGCCATGCTCGCCCGTGGTGATCGTCACCGCGGAATGCTTGTCGGTGCCGATCACCTCCACGCTCGCCGCATTCCAGGCCGCCGCGGCGGCCAGGGCATCGACGATGTACCGCTGGTCGAGCCTCACCGATACCGGGGCGGCCGGAATCGTCTCGGCCCACACGATGCCGCACCCTGCCATCCCGGCGGGGCCGCAGTCGATGCCGCGGTCGAGTCGGTAGTCGGGGCCGGTCGGTTGCCGGCGGGTTTTCTTCTCGGCCTGCTCGGCCTTGTGGGCGGCCTTGCCGACCTTCTCCTCGGCACGGTGGAGCGTGGAGAATTCCGCGGCGGCGGCGGCCACCGCGGCGGCGTCAATCGTCAGCCGCCGCCCACCCTCGGTCATCACATCCCGCCACCTCGGGAAACGGCCGGCGAGGGCCACGGCCGTGGCCGTTACGCTGATCGTGCGGCCGTGGCTATCGGCGGCATCGCTCTGCCACTTGATTGCCACCACATGGCCTCCCGTGGCCTTGTGGACGGTAACCGTGATTCCGACCGTGCCACGGTCGATCACGGCCTCCAGGCGGCGGCCGGAAGCACCGCAGACACTCTTGACGAGAGAGCGGATGGATGCCTCCAGGGCATGCCAGTGATCGGCATGGACGATGGGGGCGGCCTGCCCACTGATCGACGCGGGCTGAACGTGGCCGGCATGCAGCCGGCGGCCATCGGTGCCGATGACGTTGAGCATCGACCCCTCGGCAATCTCGACCAGCGTACCGCCGAGAGCGTACCGGCTCGTCTCGGTGTCGCAGGCAGGCACCACCCCCTCGATGATCCGCCGCAGATCGCGGCCGGAGATCATCGCCGCCGCGGCGACTTCCCCACACTCGGGGGCCGGCGTGATCGATCCGGCGATACCCTCGGGGGCATCGGCGGCGGCGGCGGCCACGACCGACACCCACACTTCGCCGCTGGTGGCATCGGCAAACGTTGTGCCGTGGCGGGTGTCGGTCATGGTGCCGGCCTTCCGGCCCAGGCCGGCGGCGGCAATCTTCGCGAGGGGGTGCATGGTGGCGGTCGTGGTCATGGGATCGTTTCCTTCTAGGGGGTCGTGTCGTTTCCTCGGTCGGGGCACCGCCGGCAACGTGCCGGCGGTCAATTGTCTCTTTTTGTAGGGTTTAGCCCTGGAAGTCTGCAAGGTAGGCCAACTGGTCGTGAAGTTCGGCGGTCGAGAGGCGGTCGAAGTTTTCCACTTCCAGGGCCGCATCGGCACCGATTTCCCGGTGGCCGTCGATCACGGCGGCGCGGGCCGCCGCATGCCGGCGGGCCGCCGCGGCTGTAGTGAACGAATGGCCGGGGGCAGCCTCGTTTGAGGTGCCACGGTAGTAGATGCGGTATCGGCCATCGTTTCCGCGGCGGGCCTGCATGTAGTCGAGTGTTTTCATCGTCGCGTTTCCTCTCAGGGGGTTATCGTTTCGCCGGTCGGGATCACCCGGCCGCATGTGGTAAGGGTAGCATCGTCACTGGGTCGGTCAAGTCTAGAATATTTTCTGCGAGTATCTCGGGGTTTTTGTTTGTTGGACACTTGGGGGCGTGAGAAAAACTTATCGTTTCCCGGTACGGGGGGATCGTTTCGCCATACGGGCCGGCGTGCCCCTTGCACCATCGGCCGCGGCTCCCTCCCAGCTTTCGATCCAGTTCGGATTTCCAGGGGTTCGGCGGTTTTTTTCGAGCGTGGAAACGTCGGCTTTGCGCACGACATTCACGCCGAAAAAGTTTTCCACGATCCCCAGCCGTTTCGCCATACGGTATCCGGTCGGCTGCGGTATGCCGGCAAGCTTGCAGGCATCCGCGAGCGCGATCCATTCATCGGTATCGATTTTCATTTTTTAGGTTTCCACGGTCGGGGTGTAGGTTTCCACGGTCGGGGATATCGTGCCGTTTCCACGGTCGGGGTATAGGTTTCCACGGTCGGGGATATCGTAGCGTTTCCACGGTCGGGGCTGTCGAGTCTGCCCGTGTGCAGGCAGGCGCAGCCGGTGGCACTGGTGGTCAGCACCTCCGGCCGGGCCTGCCCGTGTGCAGGCAGGCGCAGCCGGTGGCACTGGTGGTCAGCACCTCCGGCCGGGCCTGCCCGTGTGCAGGCAGGCGCAGCCGGTGACACTGGTGGTCAGCACCTCCGGCCGGGCCTGCCCGTGTGCAGGCAGGCGCAGCCGGTGACACTGGTGGTCAGCACCTCCGGCCGGGCCTGCCCGTGTGCAGGCAGGCGCAGCCGGTGACACTGGTGG